GTTAAATATTCCTCAAATTTTTGGGTATGCATACTACGATCGAATGTTCTACTTTCGGCAGATGTTTCAAATATCTTTTTTATCGTGATTTCTAAAACTTCTGTTTTTTTTTCATAAGTTTTCAGATATGTTTTTTAGCAGCAGTTGGTTCATCCGCTGACGGCACAGCTTTTCCCATTTTATCTGGGTCATGTCAATGGGGTTCATCCCCGTTTCATCTTTGGCTATACTTTGAAGCAGGTCAATAACCTGGACAATGCGGTGTTGCGCTAACCGGGCGGCTATTTCCTTCATCTTGTATTTCGGGTAGTGGTAGGTCATCTTAAAATAGCGTTAACTGGTTAAATTTACTTCTTAATACCTGCGTGGTAAAATACGGTGTTGCCTGTTTTGGCATTACCTTATCACCGGTTAAATGGTGTAACAGCGTTACCCGTATATGGGGAGTTGCTATGTAGGGACTGACGGCAAATTCAAACTGATCAGGATCGCGCTCAAATATGGCGCGCACTTCCTGGATCAATCCTTCCATGCCCTGTTGGTGGGGCATTGGGTTTTCGATCATGCCTCCCTGTACCCAATTGTCAAAAAATACCACAATCAGGTCCCTGGCTGTTTCGGGATTACCGTTTAATTTGCGCTTAAACCTTGCATCGGTCATGCAGTGGTATTTAAGTTTGTTCACCAGGATATCAATATTTTCCTGAGTGCGTGGCCGGTTAAACTTATCCAATGAATGAACGGCCAATATTTGCGGATCTATTGCGGGGTGGATCATGTTATAAGTTTAGTTTGTCGATTGTTTTTTCCAGTGAATCAAACGGGACCTTATACAATATATCGTCCCGAAGGTCGTATAACTTTACTTTACCATCTCCGGTATCAAAGATGTCAATCTGGTAGTCATACCCGTAGTATCGGCGTGGTTGTAATGCTACGGCAAGTAATAAACCTGCCAATACACCTATGGTAAACCACGTTCTCTTGCTTATAAAGGTTGTCATATCTTTGTCATTTGCATTAATCGGATTGCTACCTGGTGTACCTGTTCGATAAGTTTCTGTTCCCGCTTTTGGCGTTCAATAACCACGGTTAAACGTTCAATTTCCTTTACCCGTATATCCCTGAATGGTGGGTTGTCGGGTGCATCCTGAAGCTGCTGTTTTCTGTACTCCAGGGCTTCGATAATTAGCTGGTGGTCCTGTGTTGCGGTTTCCATGTCGTTAGTTTTGTGGCTTGTGGCCGGTTAAATGTCTTGTGTAATTTTATTAAATGTTTCTGTTTTTGCCGGCCCCGTATATAAAGAGACCTATTGTTGCTAAAAGTATTGCGTAAATTGTTATTCCTGCTATGATCATAATATTATACATTTTAGTAATACGTTAAAATAAATAAATGATTCGAGATATGCGCGATCATTTCGACCAGATTCGTGCACGCGGTGTTTCGTTGAGGTGAGAGCTAAGTCATATAGCTGCTCAATACTCATGTTTTCAAGTTCTTTCATGGTTTTTAATTTTAAACATGCAAGGTGCATGCATAGTTGCATAATAAGTTCTTTTCGTATTCAGATAGTATTGAATGTTTGCAAATATAATCACATTCATCGTTTATGGTCATATTGATTCCTGGTTTATCGTTTCCGAAATATATTTTTGCAGACCTGGCTACTTCCCTTAATTCCGCTTTTGACTGTTGGTATTTTGTTTGCATAATTTTTTAAGTTTAATCAAATCTTTTTGTTTTGGATTATTAGTGTTTAAAGTCAAATTTATTAACTCGTAATCGGTCGTATTACAATGGTAGCACCTATTTGATACCAAGGCGAAAAACATTACTCTGTATATTCCGCTATCTAATAGGAAAAACGAAAAGTCTTGTTTTGATAGTTTCATCATTTATTTTTATTTGAATGAAAATCTTTCCAATAGGCTGAATGTATTCTTTCAAAATCATATTTATCAAGCCCTTCAATGCTCTTTAAATCATCTGTTTTTATACCTTTTTCCTTCATAAAAGAAATGACCTTAGAAGTATCTCCTTTTAGATTAATCTTCACTAACTTGTCGAAATTTGACTTATTATCTATATTTCTTTCAATTACCTTGTAAATTTCATCAAAAATAGCAGGTAAGACGGTGTTGTTTATTCGTTCCACCTCAGTCTTATTTATTATAATTTCGCTGCATGGGTTCGAAGTTAGGTGACTACCACCACGGCTCAAAATCTCGGCCGTTTCCCTTAGTACATAAAACGTGCTGAATAATTCTGCAAATACCCAAATATCCGACTCTTTAATGATAAAAGAGTTTCCAAAATGTTTTTTAAATCCGTCGTATAGATTTGTTTCACGGCACAATCCGTCAACGTGATAATGGCCAATTGACATTTCCTAAATAGCCGAATCTCCAATACCAGCCGCAGTCCCAAGATGGTGCGGTTAAGTATATTTTCTCGCCTTCTGAAATTCCCAAAAAAGTTTTTTTGGGGTATTCTCTTAATGTTTTCATAATGTTTTATTTTAAAAGTTACAAATTAAATATATTAATACTGAAATAACCAAGGTAGCGAATAAATAACAAACAAATCAACAGAACTACAACGCGAAACAGCTAAAAGTTTCGGAATCGAAACGAGTGAAAACACGACAGAATTCGAATTGCTTCGAATTTTAAGGAAAGTTAAATACCAATGGCAATAGCTCCGTAAAATAATTTAAACAATAAGCTTATGACAAGCATTAGATAACCAGTACTTTGAGCAATATATTTATAATGCAATAAACGATATATTTTTAAGTACAATGACACTTTCGGATAGACGAATACCCGTGCAATATTGGTTTATTACGCGGGAACAGATTAATAACAATTAAAAATAAAAGTGATGAAAAAAAAGACAGGAACGAATTAGGCGAAATTGAAGGCGATATTCAATTTCTTTTAGAAATGAAACAAATGATTGAAGACAGAAATACTGATTACGCGCTAATAATGATTAAAGATTGGCTTAGTGAATTAAACGAATTAAAACCTGAATTAAAATGAAAAAACTATTTAGCAAATTAGAATTATTGAACGGACGTGGATGTTACTCCCGTGAAAGGATCGAGGAAATATTCCCAAATCAAAATGAAATTACTATCAAATAAATTTTATCGGTAGAATCAGTAAATATCAAAGACAAAAGATGGTTCGTGTACAATTCTTGCGAGTTGTCTCTGAAAGAGAAGAAAGAATTATGTGTTATACTCGCTTATATCGTTTTGCCTATTTATGAGAATAAATATCCAGATGACTATCGGATTAAAGAATGTTTGGATGCTATCCAGTTATACAAAGAAGATAAAATATCATTAGATGATCTAAAAGAAAAACGTGCTTATGATGCTTATGCTGCTGCTTATGCTGCTGATGATGATGAAAGCACTTATTCGGATAGAATTAAATTAGAGTTAATATATTTTTTTCAAATAATTAATATTATGTTTATAAAAATAAACGAAACACGAATCAAAATTGCCTCAATAGGTGAATTTGAAATCAAAGGCAAAAGTGTACATTCGGGTAAATGGTACATAAATATCAAAATTTCCGGTAAAATACGTATGTTCGCATTTGAAACGGAAAAACGCATGAAAGAGATAGAAAAGTATTTAGACATTGTTTTAAAAGTTCAAGAGGTATGAAAACAGAAAACATTATCCAAGTAATATCAACTCTCGGAATTTTTGCAGATTTAGGAATAATAATTTACATTATAGTGTTATGAAATATACAACAGATGGCAAATATGCGGTTACATGCGGAAAAAAGATAATAGCTAGATCATATGTAGGCTGCAATGGTTATGAAGTCAGAATACTCCAAGGCCTACCTAGGGTTGAAACCATTGAGCGAATAATAATCGAATGCCCGGAATTCGCCAAAAATAACGAAATAGATCCAAATATAGTGCCTAAATTATTTAGTAAATGAAAGAAAAACAATTAAGCCTTAAGGAAGCAAAACGACTGTCCTTAATTAAATGGGAGGATAGGAAAATAGGCATAAAAGACTATACCGAAATAGGTGAGTTGCGGGCTCATTGCGGATTCTGCGAACGATATAAAAATTATAAAAATTGCAGAAGGTGTGAATTTGGAAAGGTAGCCGGCATATGCTGTCTTGATGATGGTAATCTATATAGTAAATGGGCTAAAAATAGAGACTCAGAGGGTTGTCAAAAAATTATAGACGCTATAAAATCCATACCGGATGAATAAGAACGGATCATTAGTGTTTACTGAAGGCTCGCGTGAAATAATAATCAAAAACGACGCTCCATTTGCTTTGCTGCAAAAATTAAAGTCCGATATGATAAGACAAGGATATAATAAGTTAAACTTAAAAATTAGATACAAATCATGACACAAATAGAATCGTATTTAACCGTAAAAGAAAATATAAACAATTTACCTTCCGAGCTTGTGTGTGCATTATTTTTGGATTTGCTTATTGAAGATAAAATAAATTTTATCGAGTTGACAAATCAATATGTTGAATACAATAAAATAGAACTTAAAAAACAAATTGAAGTAACTCGGGGGCTCGGACAGGAAATATTATCTGTGGTGTATTCGAAAAAGAAAGATTTAAAAGAATCACTTAATCATGCCGTGGATAAGGTGGAAGAGACGAATATGTTTAATACTCAAATGGCAAAATCGAAATTATTATGAAAACAACAACATTCTACTCCTTGCATGGGGTGCAGTTAACTGGTGAAGTAGTTCGGGAACAGAAGATAAATAGAACGATTGTAAAGTTCGTTCACAAGTTAGGTAGAATATACGCCACGACCGAAAATTACAGTCTTGCCGAAGCTCCAGAAGGAACGAACGAAGAAGAAATGAAACAATTAATACTTGAGGCGTTATGAAAAACAGAAAGTTTAGACTATATTTTAGGTCATTTAAAGGCTGTGATTACGGTTGGAAATGTAAAGGCCAGTACTTCAGGTTTTGTACGTGGAATAGGAAACAAATAAACGAATATTTAGATGAATATGAAAAGAATGTAAATAATAAAAGTTTTGATGAAAAATTCAAACAAAGAGGCATTCTGACAAGTTTTAGTAAAATAGAGTCTGGCAAAATATATCTATTTGTTAGCTCTAACTGCGCCTGGAATTGGATATGTGAGTTTTATTCTGTGATCCCTAAAACAAATCAGGTAGAAGTAGTTATCACATCTTGCTTATGCAGCGACGGATGTTCTTTTTCTATATTCTCACCAGAAGATAACTCCGGATTATTAAGATCTGAAATCTTAGCGATTTATGAGGCTACTCCTGATCAGATAAACCTATTAAACTCATATAGATATGAACAACCGGCAAAAGATTGAACGATTAGAGCGTGACGGGTGGACTGTGGTCGAACGAAAATATAGGACCATAAGGTATATTGCTAATAGGCCCGAAAAGACTATATACGGAAAAAATATTTACACCCTATTTAAGAGTATTTATGGCTACTAAACTAATCATTATATTTTGCGTATTAATATGCGTAAATGTTAGCGGGCAATTAAAACCCAGAGTTATGGCTTCTTATTCGTCGAACGAAGCCTATAAAATCGGTCACTCATCAATTTATCTACCGCAAATGTCAGTAAAAACGGGTATGTCATATACATATAAGTTTCTGACTGCTGACTTTGATAATACGTTTTGGGTAAATAATGTATCTACGATAAAATTTCAACCTATTCAATCTAAATTTGAAATAGGCTTAGAGGCTCGTACCGGTGAATTTAAAATAAGAATGGATCATACTTGTTGGCATCCTGTAGCTACCGATGGTCAGAAACTATCAGGAATTTACGGAGGAGAAAGTAAAATAAGTGTGAGTTACGGATATTAAAACAAATAAACCATGTTATTTACAATAATAGTATTTTTTTACCTTGCCGCTAAATGTGGAGGGGATTTATTCAAGCCATTATGATATACAAATATATTAGATTTTCGACAAACTCTCAGGACGAGAGACAACAGGAACATACGATTGATTCCTGGCTGGAGTCGCGCGGAATGGTTGCGGATAATATTATTCGCGACGAAGGCATATCTGGAGGCACGTCATATAAGAATAGAAATTTGTTTGGCCTTGTCAAAGGATTAGCTCTTAATGACACATTAATAGTATCCGAAATATCCAGAATAACACGTTCAGGATTCGGAGAATTAAACGAGCTAATTCAAGGTTATTTTAAGCCCCATAAATTACGTTTGGTAATATGTAACGTCGGGCTGGATTTAAATTGCGCACGGATCGACACAATGACCGAAATGCAGTTGTCTATGTGGTCTATAATAGCTAAAAGGGAAAAGGAATTACTTGTTGGCAGAACGAAATTATCTATGAATGTAAGAAAGGAACTAAAACGCACAAACGGCGGCTGGGAATCCAAGTCTGGCAATTGGACGACTGGATTTGGCCGTCGCAAAGGCGTATCCGGACCCCCAATGTCTAAGGCTGTGAATTTAGCAATATCTAAAAGAATGGCTTCGGACACGGATAGAAAAAGACAGTGGCTATTAATACAGGAGCTGCGGACTAAAGGCGAAACGATGGAAGGTATAGCATCTACGATGAATGCTGTCGGTGAACTAACACCTCGCGGAACGAAATGGTCTTCTGGATCTATTTACAGAGCGTTAAATAAATGGAATGAATATTTTTTAGAAACAAAATAATATGAAAACACCAAAATACGGAAAAGCAGGTTCTGCTATTTTTACAATAGATTTTAATGACGGGAAATTAGTCACACCTACATGTATATCCCTTTATAATTTTATCGAAGGAGGTAGATGTATAGTTGATTATAGGTTTAACGTCCCAAAATTTACAATCGAAAATACCGATTTTATGCCAATTAAAAAATTTGAATTCTATTCGAAATTACGAGAAATTGAGAAAAACATAGGCGGCAAAATTTACATAAAAAACAATTGGGTATGAAAGAAATAAATTTAGAAGAAATATTAAAATCGATTGAGCCAAATTTTAATCCAATAAATGTTGTTGTTATAAAAATTGCAATGAGGAAGGCATGTGAAAAAACTATTGAATTATGCGCTGAAAATGCAACTACCACTATAAATATCGAATGTACAAGTATAATTGTCGACAGCAATTCTATTTTAAACACAAAAACACAAATAAAATGAAAACAAAACTATCAATCAAATCAATTTTTGGAGCTTTATTATTTGAATTAGAATGTGAAAACAACTCTATTAAAAACACATTATTAGAAGCTATTAAAAGACGTGCAAACCTGAGCGGTGCAGAATATAATGAATATACAGGGTTCTTACTTGGTCAGTGCCCATCTGAAGGATCTTTTATAGTTTGGAAAAAATGTGGTAAATATGTTGTTAAGCTAAAAGTCTGCGAAGACGCAAAAAGAAGCTCGGCAACTAAGTTAAAATGCAGGTGCTCTAAAGCACTATGTTTAGATATTCAAAATTTTGAAGGCTCAGAATCTGGATTGAATTCAATAAGAAGCGATAGAAGCGATTCGTTTATTTACAAAATTGGAGAAATAAATGAGGTAGTAGGTTTTAGCGAAGAAAGATTTAACGAGTACTCATCAGGAATACATTTCTTTATTTCTAGAGAGATGGCCGTAAAATATAATTAATCCATGAAACCAATTTTAAACGTAACATCCGTATTATTAGCCATATTTTCGGTGGCTATATACATTCACTTTGATAGCATAAACCACGTATACGCGTCAATAGTAGCGTTAGTTATGCTAGTTATATTAATAGTAATAATAATTAAAAATAATTTTGTAGAATGAATAAACAAGAATTTTTAGGTTCAAGTTTGCACACGGGGCTAAAGTTCGATGTGAAAACAGATTTATACCAATATCCTATTTTAGTGGGTATAAGACAAAATTATCTAGAGTTTAATTATCATGGTACCTATTTGTCGTTTCCAAAGGATTTTTACGGAGTACCTATTGCTCGTCCGATCTCCGACCTAACAAAGCCAATTACTCATAATGATGAAACGTTTGTCCCTATAGTCGAATTGGCGAAAATAGCAAAATGCAAGCTAAAAATATCAGGCGAATGGAAGGTTGATGAATGTTATGTATCGAATTGCGCTAGGAACTCAGATCATTTCTTTTGGTTTAACGGTGACTCATTTTTATATTCAATACTCACTAATAAAAAAGAGCACAAAATGATAATTCATAACCAGCAAGAGTTATTACATTGGCTTGTTGAGTATCATTTCAACCTTATGGACAAATCAGAAGAATTTATCCATGTTACTGACGAATTTAATCCTTATAAATAACACTTATGACAATAATCTTAGTAATCCTCGCAATGATCCTATTTGGTTTAATAATCCACGTAGAAGAATGCAGAGAACAAAATAAACCGTCAATATTAAGCAAAGCAGAAAATTGGTGGTATTTAAAAATGAAGTCATCCAAAACAAATTGGATGATATGGGTATCAGTAGTGATAGTATTATATTTTTTAACCAGAATAATTTTTATAAAATGAAAACAATAAATGAAGTTAAAAATGAGTATTCTTCAGATGTAATGTTTGATGAGTTTTTAAAAGGTGTAGAATTTGCACAGCGATGGATTTCGGTTGAAGAAGAACTTCCAGAGCATAACAAATATTTTTTGAAAAATAATTTTAACTCAGAAAAAGTTTTAATAAAAAGAGTATGGTATGACAATGGAGAAGTGTCAATAGAAGTAAATAATAGATTTAGACCAAGTGAAAATATTGGATTTGTCTGGAACTTAGATTATATAGGATCTATTATTACTCACTGGCGACCAATCTAACTAAAATAAAAAATTATGAGTATATTCAAACTAGGCGACAAAGTACGTCTAAAAGGAACGTTTTTCAATGCGACCATATCAAATAACCACTGTAATGGTTATTACGATCTAAAATTTGGAGATAGGATTATAATTACAAATGTATCGGAAAGGCATATTATATGGCAAAAGATTTAAAACTAACAGTGAACTATTGCCGATTATGCAGAAATTCAGGCGATGAATTGTATGAATTAATTTACAGATGTAATGTTTACGGAACGAGCAACCATTCAGTAATAAGTTGTATTAAATATAGACCGAAATGAAAACGATAGAACAAATTTTAAAAGAGTGCGATAATATTTATAAGCCAATAGGTAAGGATCCGGAACAAGACCGAATAAATTCGAATCGAATAGCCGGAAGATATTGTATTGATGCTATACAGAAGTGGATTGATGTCGAACAAGAGCTACCCGAACAATATCAAAAATGGCATTATGAAAAAAGCAAAAGTCAAAACTATAAATATTATGATTATGTGTTATGCAGAACCGTAAACGATAAAGTATTTATATGCAGAAGATATAAATTCCTAGATTATGAAATAGCATGGGACTGTAGTTACTATGTTGAGCCTAGTATTGTTTCTTGGCGCCCCATACAATATGAATAAAAACAATCAAGATTTGCAATTTTTAAATTCTACTCGTTTTGTTAGAATTAGTTTTCGGGATGGTAAAACAATATCGTTTAATTATACTTTAATATCACTGAACTAAAAAATAAGCCACATCTAATCTCACGATCTGATGTGGCTTTCGAGTGTTATGAAAAAGAACAAATTAATGTATTATTTAATCTTACTTTTGCCATGTAGAAGACTCCCAAGAACATGCTATATTTAGACATCTGCGAATATAAATTCTGTTGCCAGGTCCCATATTCTATGTCGACCCCGAGTCTCACTCAAAATTTATAGTATAATCCGAATTCTAATCCTGAATTTGAAAGGTTATTTATGTATGATGCAGAAACTCCTACGTTGTGATAGAAAATTCCACCACCGACACCAAAATAGCCAATAGTATTATATTTTGCCTGAATAAATGGAATCAGTATCCTTTGTTTTGTTATTGTAGTAACTTTTTGAATTGGTGTAAACTGAATCCCGAGTGAATCAAGTGAGTTGTATTGAACTACAGGCGTAAGTATTAGTTTGCCATTATTATCATCGAATGCTTTTATGTTGTAATACCGGCGCTCAATATAATTGGCTATTATCTTAGCCGTATCTACCTTTATATATATGAATACTGGTTTACCTTCCTTCCATATAGTATCATGCTTAGTCGGAAGTATTGGATTATTTTTAATGACTATTCTTTCTGGCCCAGGAATGCTGACAGATGTAGATACAGTCTCGCCCTTGACGTATTTAGTCACTATACTTGTTGTAGTATTTGATCTTCCTATCAATATTCCAATAAATACAGATCCTATTCCGACTACTAAGTAAATCCAAATTTTAGCCAATATGTCTTTCATATTATTCCGGATCTACCCAGCCTTTAATTTTTGCTTCTAACTCGGCAATATTAGTTTCGCCATTTGTTTTTGCTTCTTCAGCCTGATCGAATGCCTCTTGAAATGCCTTTAAGTTACTTGTTGTGTTTTCTACATTAGTAACTAATCCTTTTTGATTTTCTATAGCGGTAAAGTACTGATCGGTAATTTCTTTTAATGGATTCATTGTTTTAGTATTTTATAGTAATAATTAGTTTTGTAAATTCTTTCAGGAAGACCTTTTGGAATCCCTTTTGCAAATTGAGATCCTAAGTTTATAGCCTTTGATAAATATGTTATTTGGTTGTTATCTACAATTTTACATATATCCCATAGTTTTTTATTGTCAAAGAAGAACTTTGCTGACTCGAATGGATATTTAGTGGCTATAATCGATGGGTCTGATTTTATTTGTTGGTCTTTTATGTAGTCAGCAAACAGATCCTGATTTTCCTTTCCTGTTATTTGAAGCAAGCCAAATCCTCTATGCTTCCATCCATCTCCAGATATTTCATTTCCATTTCCCATGCGATTGGCATATACTCTATTTGCTATCTTTTCGGGTTGTCTTTGATATAGTGGTGCGGAATTATGATCGAAGTATTTTGGGAATGTTCCAATTAGTCCCTGAGATGAATAGTTTAAATTTTCGGATACAGCAGTAAATCCAGCACTCTCTACGTGACATTGACCCATAAAATGAGCTAACATTTCAACGGAGTCTATAGATAGTGCCTCTTTTATTTTTAAGAGAGTATTTTTACCTATGATTCCGTCAGGAGCTAACCTATGTTTTATCTGAAAGTCTTTAATTATACTCATATTTCAATTTCTTGTTCCCTTGCTTTTATAGCAATAGGGCAATTATCTGTGTTAAGCTTATTATATATACAACTATGAAGTGATGCCATGATAACTCTATACTTTTTTATAAGAGATTCGGAAAAACCGTTTTTCTCTAAAAGCATAGCCACTTTCTCTTCTAACGATTGTATTCTTTGCAAATATAATTTTTCATTTTTCTTTGCTCTATCACTATCTTGAACAAGTAGGTCTATAGTATCCCGGAATGATTTAATTTCCTTTATATTGGCCTCACTTCTTCGTATACTTGATGCTGATTTGGAGAAATAAGTTATAATACTCATTGTTCCTCCAATTAATCCAACTATTCCGCCAGTGCCAAGTACGATTGTTAGAATAGGTTCCATATTCTCTTTTCTATGTATTTTTCATCAACTTTCTTAGAAGCTTCAAGCAGTTCTATAAGAATATTTATCTCTTTGCTAGTCATATTATCACACATTCCATTATCAATTGCGTATATCACTCTTTTGAATAGCTTGATAATATTCTTTTTTACTGTAACATCCATGCTTATAGTATAGTATTGCTGCTATAACCAATGAGGCTATAGTTAGTTTTATAATAACATCAAAAATATCCGGCATAAATAAACCTTTGTTATTTAGGTATTCTATAAGTAAGCACATTGACATGTTTACAATTAAAACTTGATGCCAAATGCAGAATCCGAATGCTATAGATGCTGTTAGTAAATACAAATTGTAAATAAGACTTTGCCCAAAACCTATATACAAATACATTTCCCTTATCTCTTCGTAATGCCAGAATTCATATATGAACAGCAAGAATAAATTGATAATAATTGGAAGGTATTTTGTGAAGTTTACAGATATCTTAATTGAATTTATTTTCATTGGTCTGGTTTTGTACCGCCTCCGGTTCCACCTCCAGTTCTTGGAGTGGCGTCATCATCGTCTTCTTTTTTCATAATTGTATTAGTTGTATCGTTTTTATCTTTATTTTTTGAATATCCCATTATTGCAAATGCAGCAGTTATTAAGCCCCCAAGTATTCCAGCTAATGTCAGGGTCTCGGAAGTATTTCTTATGACTGTTATTAGCAAGCATACACAGCAGGTTTGAATAACTATTCCGGCATTAAACTTGCTTCCGCTCGTCTTTCCGTTGGCGTCGCTATTTGCTTCCGCCCAACTGAATTTTCCTATGTCAGTTTTATTTATAATCATCGCACAAATATAATAAATTATTATGAATATAGCAAAAAACGCTATAAATTAAATTATGTTTAGTAACCAATAAGACCCATCGAAAAGCAGCATATACAAATCCCCGCGAGAGGCTACGTCAGTACTCGTTAATAATGTTCCATTCATGGCCATCATTGATTTACCATTTCCAGATATAGTTACTGAACCCGTATTATTAGATCTTATGTATATAATTCTTCCCGCATACGGACTAATAGGCAGGGTAATAGTTATATTATTACCTGAATTATTATAACACGATATAAATACTACATAATCCGTACAGGTATAATTAGCCTCTACGCTTTCAGTAGTTATATATAACCCACTAGCTTTTAATTTTCTAAAATACCCACCATATGATGGGGCTGGACTAGAATTTGAATTATAAGAATCTCCATAAACTCCACATATAGCAGCTAAACTATCGTAAGCCGTCGCCGCTAAATTGCCCTGGCCTAGTCCTACTATAGATGACTTTAGTGTAACTCCGGTAGATCCAGGCAATGCCTGCGTTCCTGCCTTATTTGCAAGGATTCCCTGAGATGTCATATATGCAGTTTCGGAATCACTTGTAGCGATACTTATAATCCCAGTTGTATTATTTATAGATAAAGTTTGGTCTATAGTAGTAGAACCTCCAGAGGGCGTATATCTAGTTATAGTAGTTGTAAATTCTATTGCAAATGTTCCATCTGATAATGCTTTCAATCTACCACCGGCAGCAGTCATAGATCCGGTACTACCATTAAATTTAAGATTTGGTATGAAGCTTGAATTCATCCAATCTGTGCTTGCTATTCCGGCTATAGTTCCGGCTTGCGAAATCATTTGACCATCTTTATATATAAATCCGGCAATGTTGGCTTGATCAGCAAATAAAACTTCCGTAGCTACATTGGAAAAACTATTTAGTGCTTGCCATTCAGATGATACCCACGTGGTAGATGTAGAGCCTATGCTGGTTTTTACAGCATAATAGATACCGTCGGTATATTTTACTACATCACGTTGAAAACAATTACCAGTATATGAAGTTCCGGATGTCCAAGTTCCCTTTGCTATGTTTACCGGATTGAATACTCTAGCTACTGAAATAGACAAGGAAAAAGTAGTTCCACCGTATACTGTATCCACCTCTATATATCCAAGCGAAACCGTTGATGCTGTAAATCCTGTCAAATTCAGTCTGTATCCGTCAGCTAGATTATCTACGGATCCTACGGTCACTCCCGTTGGGGTTATATCATAAGCCCAGTCAGTAGTTGGTATATAATTTACTCCGGACGCTAATCTAACCGTAACAGATGCCGAGAAGGCGTTTACTGTTGGAGTTACAGATAATGACTGTTTATCACATATAATGGAAATTCCGCTAGTACCGTCGGCACCTGTATTGCCAGTTTCTCCTTTCGCAGCAACTACATGCCAATGAGACGTGTTAGTTGGTGATATTCCAGCCGTAGTTTGTGCATCACAATAATATGTTGATCCTAAATACGATACAGTATTTCCAACATAATATGGAATACTCCCATTGTATACGCCTCTATAAACGGTAATTGCTGATTCATTTCCCCCACTATCAACTACGGTTGAATCTTGTGTTATAGTTCCCCTATATGAAATTTTACCGGTAGAAGAATCAAAGTTTATATAATTGTCCGTCGTTTTATTTCTACCGCCGGCATAAAAGTCACCATATATCCGTTCATATGCTTTACCGGTTAATGGATCTACTCCATATCGAATATAATCTTTATTTTCAAAAGTATATGCATTTATTTTTGCGTACTGCGTTACAGTACCGCCATTTATCTGGTCAATAATTAAAGCAGATTGACGTGCTATATTTGAATTATTCCCAAGTTGTGCCACGTTATCTCCTATAGCCGGGATGCTATCTCCGTCACCACCAGTTTTAGATATAGCAATGAAATTATCTCCGGTTAAAACAACTTCTCTCCAGTAGTATTTTATAAGTTCATTTGACTCCGGATTGAATCTTTGGCAATAAGCATGATCTCCTGCCACAAATTGGTTAAGTACAGTGCCTCCTTTTATATCTAAATAACAAACGTCGTAGGCCGAATTGGATGAGTCTACATTTGATATAGTCATAGCCGCAGCGGAATAAACGTGTATCCCACCGTAAATAGATACTTGGTTTATAATCAACTCATTTACAGTTAATGTTTTTCTAACGCTTAATTTATCTATTTCAAAAACATAATTACTATTTGCATCTTTGTATAGTGAATACCCATATCCACCCATTTGACCTTGCAGGTAAGAGGTAGATCTAACCGTACCATCAAGAAACGTAGTGTCCGTAAATGTTGTTTGAGATGCCGACGTTTGGGCTTCTCCATCTTTTCTCAAATATCTACTATCGAGTTGTAATTCTATTTGCTCAGTTAATTGTTGTGCCGATAGTAGATTTCCACTAAGAACTTTTACATCGCCTTGGATTATTTGAATTGAGTTTTTATTTGAAGTAGGTTCATCTGCTATAGTTATATTCCATTCTGGAAGTAATACTCCGGTTTTGTATTGTATGGTTAAATTAGTTATAGTAATATTTACATATATGTTACCGAATATTTGGTTATCAAATATTCTTGCCATAGACCCTATTTTTATAGAATTATTTATTGAGGAATTTAATTCTAAAAATACTGCTGAAGGTTTTATGGAATAAGTGGGATTTTCAGTATCCGTTTTATCTAATTCTGTAGCCAGATAAGCTTCAAGCCGCTGTTCAGCCTGGTAAACATAAGGGTAATATGGCATTTCAATATTCGTCAGAAAGAATTTATCTCCAGCCGAAGCATTTATTGTCATATTTGGGAGCATTAGCTTAGTGGACTCTAAATTTGCGTCGGATTTTATAAGTCCTAGCCTCCAATGAGATTGAATCCCATTTAATGATTCGCTTTCATCATGGTAAATATAATAATTTGTTGAGTCGCTTGGTACCGCTATTAAAAATTCATAATCGCCAGCTAGTAAACCGGATGAAAACATAACTGTCATTTGAACATTTGGGGCAATTAAAGGGTCCCAAATTCTATGCATATAATCATCCTCTGTCTCGCTTTCATGCCCTATGTCTTGAAATGTAGAATCCCATATATTTTTTATCCAAATATCGAAAGTCTGTTCGTATGATATTTTTTGACGCAAAGTTACGGCGGTAATTCCCTGTTCGTAGAACATCTGTCTACCAGTGTCATTTTTAAAATAAGAAGTCACCCTTATGTTAAAGTCTGATTCGCCCAGTCCGAATTCGTCAGGAAATAAAAATGACTGACTCAGACTCGATGTTGAGGCATTTGCTACTGAAAATGTAGATGAATTAACTACCGTCTCCCCGACCGTGCCCATTGCGCTAACTACTTCTACTGTGTAATTATAATCATACGTAAAAGTATTCGAATAGCTACTACTCACATCAAGTGTTACTATAAATGATAGTATGTCAGTTTCGGATGAGGCTTGGAATTGACTTGATTTTAAAGACCAGGTATTATTCATGCTAGCCGACCGCTCATACCCGGAATAAGTAACAGCCTCTGTGACTATCCTATTTAAGCTAGCGTCGGTCGAGTCGTAATCATCATTTAATACTTGTTCCACGGCAATAACCTCATCTAAATAGCCTAAAGAAGCGGTTGACGTATCTTGAAATGTCGGGTAAATATCTGAATTATCAGCTACGGATCCCTTTCGGATTCCATAGAATTCTTCCGCTGATTCCGAATGAACATAATCAACTGGATTAAAATTATTCCCATTTTGTTTGTCTGTGTATCCTAATGAATAAGCATATAAAGAAGATTCCGGCGCAGACCCTATACTGGCATCATTCCATCCTTTCACATAATCTCTATATGACTTAGTCATTAAATTAGTATACGGGATAGTCTCTGTATATTCATTATGATCAGGGTCTTGAATATAGTCTGCTGTGGCTGAATCAAAATATCTGTATGGTAAATTTTTATCAGACCCCCTGCCGGATAATCTAGTATAGACTTTTGGACTCGAATTGGTTCTTTCTATACTTATTAATCCTTTATCCTTGCCATATTCAAATATATGATCTATCACGTCAGGAGTATATCCCAGAGTTATAGTCATTATTCCATCTATAGATGATATTTTCCATCTAAGTCCGTATATATCGTACAGACCAGTCAGTAGGCTCCATAACGTTTCGCGAGAAAATGATGTAGTTACCGTATCGGTTCCATTATATATGGTCGTATTAATATTATCCATATATGTACTATTAAGTACCATCTGCCATACTCCGGCGCCGAAATAATAATTTAGATTGGTATTAAATCGTTCTACGAAACCCTGCACAGTCAAGGCTAATGTAGGGCTGTATGATATAGGCTGAGTGACAGTTGAAGATGCAGAAACAAAATCAGCAAACTCGTATCTTTCTAGGTCTGCGCGTTGAGATTTAAATATAAGTGTATATTTATATCTTAATGACGATGTATCTTTTACACAAGTTGGAGTTAATGTGGACAAATAGTATCTTTCGCCCCTGTAATCTACATACCAGAATCTACTAAATTCAGGAACTAATGATGGCTCAACAAACATATCTAAATTTATAGTAGCCTCGCCCATTTCAGCTTCCGTATAAGTGAAGCCTTCCACATCAAAATACGTTAATCCCCTTGAATAAAATGTAAGTATTTGATCATTAAATGTTAATACTTTAGAATTAAATCCAAGCGTGAGTTCCTTTTCGGTATATAATCTCTTTCTCATTATTTATTATTTAAATAAAGTCCAATCAAAAGTTCCAGTTCCGACTACTGAATTTACATACATGACGTCAAATGTAGTCGTAGTTTTGTTAGTGACGTAACTATTGCCTATATTGGCTGATGTAGGAGTTATATGAACTTTGTATGTATCATTTGATAAGGTAGAGCCAATTGTTATAGTTGTTGTTGTTCCGGTACCAGATCCAGAGCCCGAAATAGTCGCTGCATTATCTATTGCCGCCTGTACTGCCGTAGAAATGGGTTTATTTAGATCGCTAGTATTATCTACGTTTCCTAGACCTATATCGGCTTTCACTATAACTACATTTCCACTCAAGGCATGCCCATTAACTGTATATGTCTTAGGAACTAGCCCGGTTAAACTCTGATCTCCGGTATTCGTCCCTGAAACTAAATTTAAAGCAGTTATATTTGAATGAATGTCAGTTGAATAATCTATATTAGCCTTTGACTTTAATACAACTCCGTCCGTTGTCGAATATTCCGCCACTCTAATAGGCCTTACTGCTAACGTGGCAGCTCTATCTCCGGAGCCGGTTGACCCTGTTACCGGATTGGCGAATTTAGTATCATTATTCCCATCATTAGTTTCCGATGAAGTCCAGTAATAATTACTCACAAATCCAGTTATAACGCCAGAGGTTTTTAATGCTACCTGCTCATTAAATGATGGTAATGACCAATCTGAAAATCCGCCTCCAGTATACGATCTAGCTAATTTTATAGCGTAATTGTTATCAGCTGCTGGATTGGCATTAGTATTTAATAATACGAGCAATTCGTCGGTATTATTTTTGCCTTCTCCTATGGCGTCAAGAGTAGTGCCTATTGACTGTTGCTGATAATTACCAAATTCAGAATCATAAAGGGACGGATATGACCATCTAACCGAAGTAGAAACATCAACATTCGCAGCTATAAGTACTTTTGTTTTCCCTGATTCGTATCCAGTTTCGCCGGAAACTAATACATGAAATATTTTTCCACCACCAAAACTTTCTCCTAACGTCGGAGTTCCGCTAGTGACTTCCGAAGTTGGAATTTCAGACAATGGTATCTTCCCATTGACTAAAGTTACAAATATGGATGGATCCATATATCCAACGGATGAATCAGTCATCTTTAATAGTCCATTCCCATTTAATAATGGCTGCTTACCGTCCAAAGCTGTCTGAGTTGACGTAGAAATAGGTTTATTTATGTCGGATGTGTTATCTACGTTTCCTAGACCAACATCTGATTTGGATACCGATGATGGTTTGTTATTCCAGTAATCAATTTCAGTATCAGAGACTAATCGACTTCCAGTAATTTTATCTACTTTATTTTCTAATTCATCATCATTTGAATTTACAGCTTCCTTCACCTCATTAGCATCAGCTGGAGTAAATTGTGATCCTTCTATTTTATCGTAATAAGTTATCTTCATGATATTAATGTAAATGGTAATATATATGGAAATGAATCGTTGTTGTCGGTTTGTACTATAGGTAATAATGTTCTTGGGTCAGTTACATATAATACAAGTTTAAACGTATATGCAGATTTTTCGTATTCAATTATTTTTGGATAATGCGACTCTGGATCATTTGATTTTGCATATCCTGTTAATTGTACTCCCTTCCAATAATTGTATATCGTAATTGGAAGCGCCTTTCGCAGATCAGAGCCAGGAATAATTTCAAATAATGAATCCCAAAATGAATTAACTATATTATTTATCTCATTCTGTTTGCCAATAGCCAATAATGTCACCGAATAATCAAATGGTTTTTTAGTCGTATATGGATATAATTCAACAGATGCCGACTCCGGGTATTCTTGTTTTTCGTAGTCCTTAATTGGAGCTGTGACAAGATCATCTGATTTTATCAAATAAAACCCTAATGTAGAAATATCTACTATATCTCCATTTCCTATCTGAATTGACATGTTGCAAATTCTTGGCATAGCTATTAAATTATATAATTCAACTCCCTAGCTCTTCTTATTATGAATGATGCCTGAGCAGATCTAGCCAAGTCAATAAAATGGATTCCATCTCTTAATAATTGTGGTGGGCAATTACCCAATGATATAGCAGATAAATCATCTGACGTAGCAGTAAGTCCACATTCTTCGAGACCATATTTTACGCACCAATTTCTCATATTTATGTATTTCGATCCAAATTCTTTACGCATAGATAATTCATATGCATCATTCGTATTTAAATGCGATGATATGAATATATATTTTTTTGTTTTACATTTCTCTGCGACAATTTTATACTGATGTAACAGATCATCAAAATCTGAAAACCCTCCGTTTTGGCCCATCCATAAAATAAGTATACAGTCATTTAATATTGGACTTGTCGGAATTATTATTTCTCCAGATTTAGCGATAATTGAAGTTCCGGATGTAATTCTTGAAAAATTGATAGAGCCGCTAGAAACTGATATATTCCCAGTAACTCCTCTTATTGTACACGGATTAAGTCCATATAAAGTAGAGCCCAAAGTCCCTACTGAACCTGAATCCCATGAAGAAACAATAGGAATGGATATTATTGATGAGTCTGCGGGTATTGATACATCTGTAGAGAGTTGAAATGGTATCGCCCCTAATCTACCCAATATTCCTTTTGTTGTCTCACCTCCTACGCCATACGAATATATAGTATTGTAAATAGTAGCATAGCTTCCGCCAACATTTATATAATTAGCATACCCACTTCCCAGCGCCGTAAGGCTATCTCCAACTAGTAATATATTTGTAGGATACGAATCATTATTTATTTTTGCACCTAAATCATAATTAGTCGTAGGAGTTAAATAATTTACCGTAGGAAGAGATGAATTGGTACTTTCATAAGATACAAATAATACTTTAGCTCCAGAAGGAACTGTTACGTTTAAATTAGACAATGTTCGGTCTGCTGCTGACGATTCAGACCCACTTATATAATTAACTGGCACTGTAGTTGTTCCAGTAAATAAACTACTATAGAACGCATACGTTTTTCTTAGATTTGATCCAGATCCGCCTATGTGAGTGCTAATAGATATGGTATCGGTATTATTTATTATAAATATAGCTATTCTAGTAGTACTTAAAGACCCTGTTTTTATAGCTCCGTTATTCGCAATTTCATTGCTATATGTAGGAATGTATGACTTCATATAAAAAGAATTCATACCACTAGATCTCAAATTTGAAAATTGAGTCGATAATAAATTTTTATATGATACAGACTGAGTATATGTATACCATCTCGTTACGATTAAAGTTGCAGACCCCAGAGGAACTAAACTTTTTGTCGCCCCAGATATTGTTGACTTATAAACGCTAATCACGTTTGATGAACTATCTAAAAAAGCATAATTACCTGCTGTTGAATCCAGAAAGGATACAAAATTTACTTCAATAGCATCTGTTGGAATTGGGATGGTATCTACACGAAGAGTTGTAAGTCCATATGATGTTTTTATGCCAGATGAATTTACGTAAAAACTTGTTTCTGACGTAAACGCCAAACTCCCATTAGATAAATATCCAACTTGAGATATGTTATTATATATGGCATTCTGCGACATCCCGATAGATGGATTATACCCAATTACATTTGATAATAATAAATTTCCATTTATTGTTGGTATATTTGTAAATTCAGTATCTATAGCCCACAGTTTAGATAGCCTATTTGATGATGATCCTATAGCTTGAGACGGCGATTGTATCACGCTAATAAATTTATTACCGGTATCTTGTATTGATGAATTCATATTAATAAGTACATTAGCATCTAATCCTTTAGCTTCCCCTGTAGATGTATCATACATTATTAATGCTTGAGTATTTTGTCCAATAAGTGTATTCGCTTCATCTAATGATAATACATTTTGTGTTATAATTTCAGCCATAATATTTTTAATTTAATAATCTTACATTTATTGCTTTAGTGCCTCCCTGAATCATGCTATCCTTCTGGTTATTTAAAATGTACCCCAAAGATAATACAATTTGAGCAGTATCCGATTTTATGTTGTTTATTGTTGCCAGTCCCTGTTGTTGTAATGCGTACATATCAGCGAGAGGAGTTGAAATATCTTTTATCGTTGCTAATATATTTGTTTGCAATGCAGTTTGCTGTACCCATTGAACTAGTCCGGAATTTAAATATCCACCCATTGTATTGGCTTCAGACTCTGTCATTGACGCTACGGCACCAGAGATACCTGTTAAGGTTGTGTCAGAATCATATAATCCAGCAGATTTTAATTCAGTGAGCAATGCGTCAACTACTGGAACTGCATTAGTAGTTAAATCTAATTGCATTTCGTCAACCAGAGTAGCCACCGCAAGAGCCTTCGCCGTAGATGATGCACTAGTGTCTGCGTATATAGCTTTTAACTTTGCCTTGTAATTATCAAGAAAATCATCAAGTATGACAGATTGAACTAATGACTTTGTAATTGAATTTCCTAAGTCTTCAAATACTGATTTTATTCCAGACGCAGTGGTTCCATAAGTCTCAAATGCTGACATCATGGAATCAGATAGGGACGAAGCTACATTTCCAAATAGTTCGGTAATTGATGTGTCTAATGCAGTTAATGCTGCTTGATATTCAGTAGCGTAAGTTATAGCATCATTAAACCACTCCTTCTGGGTAGCGTCCATTTCAGATGCATAAGTATCATATATTTTTTGTAATGAGGTAGGATTTAATGTTCCATCTGTCCCGTATAATTCGACTCCAAGCTCTTTAGCCGCATCGCCTATTGTTTTAAATTTGTCTTTAAAACCTAACGCGTTCATAAATCCAGATTTATTATCGCTCTTAAAAGTAAAATCTTCTATAGAGGAATAATCAGATGCGCTGGTATCTGTGGCCGCGGAGCTGACAAGCCCGGTTATACCGCCTAATAATCCAGTATACCAACTTTGAGACCCATTAGATGACATTGATTTGGCTGCAGCTATGGTCTTATCTAAATCTTCTTTCGCTTTAGTTATTGCATCTACAACGCTCGATACATTGTCCCAATAGTCAGTTCCAAATATATTACTTGAGTCTTTGTTATTTATTAAGTCTTCTATACTTTGCTTTTCGACTTCTAATTGAACTTCTTTCAATTTAGCCTTAAGTTCGGCAGTGTGAGCAATATCATTTATGATAGCCGTACCGATTGACATAGCGGTATCTAATCCGGCTTTTATATAGTCGCCGGTAGCTAAATCCTCCCCAACCGTAGACACCAGGTTGGATATTTCAGACACAGCCTCTCCTAATCCAGCCAAATTTGTATTTCCGGTTGTTTTTCCTAAATTAGAAATTGCTGATCCGAGTTGAGATAAAGAAGATAATATTTCTTTTACATGCTTCTTTATATCTTCTGTTTTCTGCTTTAAATTATCTGAAATATCAAGTTTAAGAAGTTTTTCAACTTCTTTTATGAAATCATCCAGCGATAATCCGGCCGTAGTTAATTGAGCCTTTACGTCATCTGGGAGTAGGGTTTTATTTGCTTTTATTTCAGCCTGTAGAACCTTAAGTTTCTCTAAGTTTGAATTTAATTGAGTTAATGATTTTTGACTTAAGTCACTCATTGCATCCTTACCTAATCCAGCCGATTGAAGTTTTTCTTCAACGTAAGTTTTTGCTATATCTTTTAATTTTTCCTGAGCTTCAGCTTTATCATTTCCTACTTTTATGGCAAATACTTTGTTTGAATAGGCTACATCGGCATCATATTGCTCTTTAGAGTAGTTTTTGTCAGTCTCAAATCTGTTTTTAGCTTTTAATAAAATATGATCGTGAAGCTTGTTTCGATTTTGAATCTCGGCAGATAGATTTACCGCCAATTTTGATATATCAAATGCAGCTCCAGTTCCCAAAAATGGAGAGTCTCTATACATCTCTTCCATTTTATTCTTGAATCCATAGTACTCGTCAAGTTGTTTAGTATCATAATCTATAAGGTCATTCAAAAGTTTTTGTAAAGACTCTCTTTGCTTTTCCACTCCGTTTAGGCGCATTTTTTCTATTACAGCCTGAACCTCTTGTATATTTGATACATTCACTCCAACCCCATAATCAGTAACGCCCCCTTTTGAATTAGAGACTTTCATTTCTTCCGACATCGCATTTTGGATCCCGGTCCTAACATTGCCTATAGTCATTCCAAATGACTTAGTCAGTTTCGATGCGGCTTCTTCAGAGCCTGTAAGATCAAGCATTTTTTCATAGAACTCATTTGATTTTTGAGTTTGTTCTATGGTAGATGCTAATTTATCTAAGTTTTCTGTAATGTTTCGTTTTAGTTCTTCAAAATTAGAGTCGCTTTGCTGTAATAAAACTGATCTAGCCGATTTAGATGCATCTTTACCTAACTTTAATAATCCGGCTTCTGTTTGGCTGTAAGATTTATTCAAGTCAGCTTGTGTAAATGCAAGAGATAGTTTCCCTATTCCAGATATCTTTTTTAAATCCGGACTATATGTAGATGTTATTTGCTGTTTTGCAGCCTCTTTTCCAATCGTTTTTTGAAGTTCAATGTATTTAGCATAGGCGTCTTTTACTATTTTAAGTTGATCATCCAATTCGGAAATTCTAGAATCAGTTTTTTTAGATGGTTTTTCAGGAGCCCCGAAAAAATTATTCCACATAGAGTCATTTTCCTTCTTAGCCTCTGTGAGCGATTTTTTCTCCTCTTTCAACGCCTGTACATATTTTGCATCTTTTGTTTTCGTGTTTTTCAGCAAGCCATCTACTCTTATAATATCAGCCTGATTAGCTTTTATATCCTTTTGTAGCTGGTCACTTGCCGTTTCCTCAGTAGGAGAGTTACCTTCTGAATCGGCCTTAAGTTTCTTTGTATGCGTAAACCCATTATTCTCGGCATATGCATTATAATTTCTTTCGAAGTCAGATATTACCGACTGAGGTTTTATATTTGGAATTTTTATCCCTAATAATGCATTAGCTATATTCATAGCCATAGTAGTTCCCGCTTTCTCCTCCTCCTTGGCAGATTTTAAAAATAGCTGTTCGGACTCTATAATAGCTGTATTTAATAGATTGTAGTTTTCTTTTGTAAGGTTCCTATTATTATTTGACCAGTCTAAATTTTGTTTTTTGCTTCCTTCCCCAATAGTAGTTATGCTATTCTTGAAATACGATACAAATTCATCCGACTTGCTTTTTAAATTAGATAATGAGCCTGTTGATCGTTCTATAGCATCCGTAATAAATCCATATTGGACTTTTTCTTGTGATCCCGGTTTAGCTGCTAAAGCCCTTTTAAGTGATACTACCCTTAGCGCTTCTAATGCCTGACTATATTTATTTATGTCTTCCGCCCCGCTATCAAAAGCATTCTTATGTGCTTTTAAATTTTCTTGCAAATCAGAAGTCATTACAGCGTACTTAGTCTGTATTTTCCCCATCTGAATATCCAAGTCATCTATGGATTCTGAAAATTTAGTCGCTGTAGATATTTCGCCACCAAATCCAAATGTATTTTTAGTACTGGCATTGGCATTCGAAATAGCCGGAACATACTTTCCACCATTAGCTACAGATGATTTAATTTCATCCCATATAGTTTTTATTTCGGTTAGTTTTTGAGCTTCCGTAGTAAGACCTGCTAATCTAGCCTCTACAAGTGGTTTTAAAGCTTCGTTTTTCTCTACTATCTGTTGTAATGCAGCTCTAGCCGATGTAATCTCCTTTTCATCTGCCCCTGTAAGTAGCCCTCTTTCTACAACTTTTTTTACATTACTGTACGCCTCTTTTAGTTCTATTGAATATTCAGACGCGGCCTTAGCAGAATCAGCTATCTGTTGTTTTGATTCTTTACTAGCTGATCCTAGTGATTCAACAATCCATTTTATACCTTCAAATGTAGCCATAACTGCCAATAACGGTAGAATAGATTGAATCATACCTAATATGCCAATACCAAAGCTTTTTAAACCGGAACCAGCTATTGATAAAGCCCTACTTACAGTCCCAAATCTTCCGCTAAAGGCCGATGTAGCGGCAGCTGATTTTACTTCGGCATCTGTAACTAATCCTATTTCAGCAGCAGCAGCAGCCCTTTCGCCTGTAAGTTTTCCGCTCTGAGAAAGTAAAAGCGTATTTGTTCTTAATTCTTGCATCTTTGCCGTAGCCAATCCCTCTTCTGACATCTTAGCGCCATTTTGAGTTGATATTAATTTCGATAAAGATTGATTATATTGATTAGCTTGTATGCTAGTTAACTTTCTGCCTCTGGCTAGTTCTAATTCTACAGATGTTACTTTACCAGTCGAGATCATAGCTAACTCCTGGGCGGCATTGGTCTTTCCAAGATAAACTAATCTCAATGCGGCAGATTTGGATAATTTATCTGCCGACATCAACTCTGATATTTGAACGTCGGATATTTCTTTTCCAATCCTCACTCTTGACGTTTCTTCTGGTGTCAGGGCTAAATATCTTCGCTGTATTCTAAGCAGCGATGCTTCTTTTGCATTAGCAGATTGGAGACTAGCTATAGTTTGTGCATTTTCTTTCCCAAGGGCTGAATTATATGCCAGCATAGATAACCTAGCTAATCCATATCCAAGACCGACAGTCGTTGCTACATTGCTAAACTCTTTCCAATTAGTCATTAAATCCTTTATCCCATCTACTAAAGCTTTCATTGGGGCCATGTTTTGGTTCCCAATTTCCATGAACATCTTCTGATAAGCATCAGTTAAATTTGATAAGGATCCCTTTAATGTTTGGGATTGTATTTGTTGCATATTGAAAAATACGCCACCGGCATTCGTCATATCATCCATGACGCTTTTTACCATACCAAATGAAACACCTCTTTGAGAAATTAATTTGAATACATCGGCGGTGGTAGTGGCTTTTCCGTTTAATACGGTAAATTTGTCTGCAAGTAACTGAATTATGGGCAGTCCAGCCTCCGTAAATTGCCGTAATTCCGTACCTCTCAAATATGTAGCCGCTTTTACCTGACCGTATGCGAGTATCAATCGGCTCATATCTACGCCGAGTCCGGCCGATACATCAGCTAATCTTTTAGTCGTATCATACAGCTGATCTGTCTCAATTCTATACGCGGCAAGTTGTTTAGTATAGGATATTAAATCCTTAATTTGGAACGGTGATTGGAGTCCAAGTTGGACATCCTGAGAAAATAATTTATCGGCGGCGCCTTTATTCTGGATGATGGCGGCAAGAGATACCCGTTGCATTTCAAATTCAGCGGTAGTATCTACTATATTTTGCCCAAGTCTGTATGCCCCAAGTATTGAAATATATGAATTTACGAATTGAGGCAGCCCGTTAAGCAGTCCTTGTTGAGTCTGATATGCTGTATTCTGGGAATAAGTAGCCGAAGTGCCTCGCTGTTTTGCTCTTTCTAAAGCTAGCTCGGCAGATTGTAATTGGATTGCAGACTTTTGGGATCTATTTCTTTTTGCTTCTAAATCTATTTCAGATCCAGCTAATTTATTATTTGCTACATTAGCCCTACCTCTAACCATAGATAACCTAAGGTCAGCGGATTCAGCATTAGATGATGCCATAGCCGTCCTGAATCTCTTTGCGCTTAGATCCTCTTCTATTAAAGATGATCTTTGTAATATTTGTTGGGATCTGGCCTCAACATTCATTCTTTTTGTTATCGCATTATATTCTGATACTTGAACTTTAGACATCCCATCTCCACTAGTACTACCCCTTCCATTTAATTTAGATAATTGATCAACCGCATTTTTCAATGCAGCATCATCTATATTTATTTTTGCTTTGAGTGGGTTTTTGTCGAGTACGGCTTGTAATTTTGGTTCTATTCTTAACCAATCTGGCTCGAATTTACTCACATCAAGATCAAGATGCATCGGAAATATTAATTCTTCGTCTTCGTTAGCCATTGTTTGTTTCTTTTCTTATGCGTTCGACTTTTTGTTCTTCCGTCTCGGCTGATCCTATACCGAGTGACGAAAGTATGCTTGTGACTTGTTTTTGATCTAATGGAGCGATTTGCTTTGCTGGATCTGGCGGAATTGAGCCTTTTCTTCGCAATCCGGATTTATCCATGAGCATTATAGTTTGCTTTACTATGCTATCTACCCACCAATATTTATAGTTTGTATATGGGGTAATAGCTCCATATAACTCAATTATCATTTGGTTTCTACTTCCGATTCTGGTTCTTGAAGAGTACTCCTGATAAGACCCTTCGTCGCTCTTTGAATTAGCTGGCTGTTGTCCTGAAGGTAGACCAAATTCGACAATAGCCCATTGTACTCCCCCAAGCCTAATCCTGCTTTTAGAGGTTCTCCTAACTCTTTTTGAGAATACTTTATATGTAATAGTCTCCAGTAGGCCCAATGGAATAGATGTACTTTAATCCAGCTGTGCAATATTAATAATGATACGCATTTTGGTACCAATTTTCTATTATTGGACATATTTATTAACAATCCATTTTCTGCATATGATATTTCAGCCTCGGCGGTATATCTGTCAAATTTTTCAGCTATAGCATTGTTGAGTCTTTTTATTTTTACCTTATTATTTCCTAGATTAGAAATAATTGTCTCATTATTTTCTATTTTTTGGATCTTTACATTATCTTCTGTTTTCATATCATGGGTGGTCTTTAATTTTATTAAAAAAGGGTAGGCGAACTTCACCCACCCTTTTTGCGCTCTTTATTTTCCGCTTAATTATACGGTTGTATAATTTGGAGTCACGCCGGTCGAAATAACAAACGTATTGATATCGGCAGTCTTATTGATCTTTTGAGCCGTAAAAGTAATTTTTAGTCCAATTCCGCTATCTTGATCAGCCGGAGAAGCTACAACTAAAGCTTTAGGAAATGTAACTGCAATATTCTTATCTCGGTTTAACCAGGTTACAGGCATGAATTGCGAGGCGACAGCATCACCAAAGCCAACGTGAGTAGATCCGGCAGCTTGCCATGTAGAGGCATTCAGTGTAGAATTTGTAATAGCCGTACCTTTTAGGAATTTAGCTACCAATTCAGGATTCAATCCCATAACAGTTGCTTCAAATGCGAATGTACCATCTTCGGAATAGCTATAAACTACTGATCCTTGTTCATTCTTAAGCGACGTAATAGCAGGGGCGTCACCGGTATATTTTACAGTACCGTTGTATAAATTCCCTAATGACTTTGCATTAGTGAGCCCAGAAAGAGTCAGAGCGGCATAAGATGCATCAATGACTGTATCAAATACGACTACATCACCAACGCCATTGAAAACGGCATCTAGAGTTGTATGAAATGTACTAATTGTATTAGCCATAATTTAATAATTTATGAAAGAATTAATATTAATAATTTTTGTTGAATAACCTGATATTAGACTTTTCCCTGAATACATCATAGGGGTTGAAGCTAACTCATAGGTAAAATGATTCTCCCCGGTAGAAGCTTTCAGAATATCTTTGAATAAAGATTGAAAATTGTCGACTATCATATTTTCTTTTGTTATGTTTGTTGCTCCAGTTGATAATAATGAAACGTATATTGAAACTGACAAAGTACATAACGCATTTCCGAACTTGCTTGCGTTTGTTCTTATACCTCCGTTCGGGTCTATCAATATAAATGATCCGGGTAATCCAGAGCTCGGTAATCCCCCATTTGTGTAAATTGATGTATCCGACGTTACGGATAAAATCAAGTTTTTTAGCGGAGTTACGGAGTCTATATTTAATGGAACCATTTTATTTTATTTTAAATTGAGATAATACCATATGTCTGAGATTTGATTTCAATGACGCACTAAAAAATCCAGTATTTCTATTTACATATATGGCATAAGGCATCGTCGAAAATAAGACTATCCAAACTCCAGTTGAATACGTAGAAGCTCCAAGTGCTAATGCTTCATTTAATTTATCTTTACCCCAGATTAATTCACCTTTTACTTTTCTAGGAACACTAGCTTGATTATCATACCTAAAATCCATTAAAACTCCATTTACATAGATTCCCATTCCAGTACTATCCATCAAGTTTCCAGTATCTACGGGAATTGTTTCTTTTCCTATCGCTATTATTTCATCAGCAATCGACTTCAATTTAGGAATATCAGCAAAAAATTTGCTTCCATTCATCCTCGATCCCACTATTGATGCATTACGACTTGAAAAATTACCCATCTTGTCCTTGTTTCAGCCAGATTGTCGTCCCCTCATTTCCAGAATCGGTCACAGTCTCAAACTGTTCTATAGTAGCCTTTATTATTCTACCATTTTCTGTTTCTACCATAACCATATCATTTGTTCTAAATAATATATCAGTAGATGGTAGCAATAAAAATGAATCAGATTGGAACGTTAACCCCTGTAATTTAGTCGTACTTGATGTATTAAATTCAAATACACAATCTCCGTAATATAATCCTGTGAATATTTCATCTCCTTGGTCGTTTACCTGTCCGTCACTTCTGTAAATAGTACAAACGTGAGGGAAGAAAAAAGAATCATTACCTGAATTTACTATCATCTGAGGAAAATAAAACTGCACATTATTAAATGTAAGCAAATTCCCATCGAAAGTTAAGTAATTTTTAGTAATCATTATTTCCAAAGATATGTAGCATCATAAATAAAATTCGTATCACGAAATGCCGGAAATCCCCATTTTGCTCTAAGTAGGTTTGCGTCTTCTATCATAGCTTTTCGATCGTCTTTAGATAAGGACCCCGAAGTCTCAGATATTTGACGGTTATTAACCTTTTTAGAATATGATCCTCCACCTATAAATCTAGACGATAACCAAAATATCTCCGCCGTTGCTAAGTCCTTCTGTTGTTCGCTAACGACAGACATATCAGATCCGGAAACTAATCCGTTAACGTTCAGTATCGCTATTTCGATTTGATTATCTGTTAGTGCGATACCGACCGTTATGGATTGGAGATATTGGTTAATTGTCATATTTTTAAGCAGCTGCGTAAGGATGCAAGTACCACATATATTTTGGCTTATCCGGAACTACCAGAGTTGTCATTTCAGTATCAAACTGTTGGATCTTGCGTTGAGGCTGAGATGTTACAGTCAATAATAAACGACCACCATAATAACTGGCAGTGGAATCAGCTCCCGCTGCGGCAAATGGTTGTACTGTCAATATTTCTCCAAGATTTCCATCTGGAACCAATACAATAACATTATCCGCAAATGCTCTGATTTGAGTTTCTTGCAATGTCAAGACGCCATTAGTTTTTACCGTTTTCTCAGTATTAACAATACTATCAATCAAAACAAATGGTACCCCAAGGATTTCGCCTAGGATTTGCATTCTCTTTTCCAAGTTTATTAAACCGGTAGCAGCAATTTGAGATGCTGATTCCGATCCTGGGTATAAAGAAGCTCCAATAGCAGCAACAATTTTTGGATGATTAGCTATTTGACGTGCATATAGCTTGTCAATTTCAAAGTGCTTTGCTGAAATGCCTTTCAATTCGGCAGAGTAGATGAGCGAATTTAAATCCGAAATTGGATCGCTTGCCGCTCCGTCAATCGAATAAACTCCATTTGAAACAGAGGTATACCAGCGTGCGGTTCCGGCTTTTGTTATGATATTTTCAGCTGGAATATTTGCACCAAAGACATCTTTAATACCACGTGGGTTGTTTGCATTTGTCAATTCTAATTGTCCTGTAGATACAATCTGGTGACGTTGATAAGTAACAGACATTGTGTGGCCACCAATCAAGAAGTCAAGTTTATTGAATAGTTCAGCAATCGCATTTGACAATGCGGTATCACCTGTATTCCCATACATTTGATTCAAAATAGCCTGTTTACGCCAGGAATCTTCATCGTAAAATTGAACCTTTTTCTGGCGAGGAATTTTACCTGTCGATAAAGTAAATCCTTTAGTTCCATCAGGAATAGCGTCTGCATCGTTAGATACATAAGTGGCCATCTTATAAAGATTCAACTCTTTTTGAATTTGCTCGTAAGTAAAATCAAGCTGCATTGCCGGTGCAAAACTAAATCCATCCCATTGGGCTGAATTATATTTATTAGCCATCACGTTGTCCAAGAATCCTTGGAGTTTAGCCGAGCTGTTTGCACCTAGTGCACCAGCAAGTAAGTCGTATGTTGCGGTTGGGTAAGTATTCATGGTTATAGTTCTTTACGAAATTTTACATTTGGCAACAACGCCCGGATGTTTGCCGGAACAAATGGAATACGATCTTCCAATACTACTCCTTCATCTACTACGGTAAGGTGAGCATTAATAGCTCCAATTCCAATAGCGCAGTCATGTAGTAACAATCCGTTAGCCGGAGCATACATAGGAACTGCGGCACCAGCACTTGAAGCTAATACTAATTTGTCTCCTGTTGATGCAGTACCAATGGAATTCGCTACAATTGACAATATATAGTTCCCAGATGCATCTACAGTTACTCCTGTATTAGCAGCTGCCTTCCCGGTAATCCCAGAAGTGGGAGCAACCATGAAAATATGGTTTACTGTAGGTACAGTTCCAAAGTTTCCAAGTTTTACCGTAGCTGTAACCTGCCCAGCTGACACATTGGATGTAAGTTCAAATACTTCGAGCGGAATTTGCACTCCACCAATAGATGCTTGATAAATAGGTGAGCCGGCAGGGATCACGGTATTTGCATCCAAGTATTCAGCTGCAAGTGTACCACCACCCGGTATAACTCCTATTTGAACTTGCGGCATCCATACGGGGATAAATCCTCCAAATGATTGAGAGGCCTTTGAATTCACATCAAAACCTCCTAAGTTTAAGCTCATGTTATTAGTTTTTTAAGTTTATAATTTTAATTCGCTTTTGTGGATTCAGGAGTTGGTAATTTGCCTAATGTCTGCAATATTTTATTTGCAGTGTCAAATTGAGCAGTATCTCCGCCTTTTCCTGATCCTGATGCTTCGGCTGGGATATAAGAAGTATCAACTCCGGCTATCTTTACCAAATCATCAAATTCTGTTTTCATTGCAGAAGTTATATCTTCTACTTTTGAATCCTTACCTACCCTAGCCTTCACCGTTGTGAATACGCGATCTTTAATCAGTTTTACTCGGTCGTTTGATTCATCAAGCTTATTGGCTGCAAGAAATGCACTTTGAGCTTGCGTAAAAATAGATTCGGTTGTACGCTGAGTATCAATTTCACCTAATTTTGAAACAAAAGGTTCAAGTGATTTAGCCACAATTGCCGCTACTTCTTCTGCGCTTAATCCACCTGCTGATGGAGCTGATGGAGCTGGCGTAGGTGCTGGTGTTGGCTTGGGATTGTTTTTAATCCACTCCTTAGCGAAATCAGCATCTTGTTTTATTAAATTACCCTCAGTTTCGGTAAGTGAAAATTCTAAATCCTTATAAAAAGAATCAAATTCAGTATCTTCCGTAACGTATTTGTACATAGAATTCAACACTGCGTCAATCGTTCTGTCAGTAGTTTTTCGGGTATTTCCCAATTTTGCCACGATTTTTTCGCGGGCTTGTTCTTTTGTAAACTTCATAGGTTCTCTATTTGTTTTAAATAAAAAGAGGTTCAAATACTACGTGTTTCATAGTATTTGAACCTCTAGGGTTTCTCGTGGACTTAAAGTCTCTTATATGTAAAAGCGCGCATAATATATGCGGCTATACCAACTAATTATTTATCATCACTGTTGTCAGGGTCTTGCAATGTCTGCAATACACTGTTATTATCACCTCTCCTTTTACAGATATTACACTTGTAGGAAGTTTCTTTCCACACTTGTCGCATATAATCTGTTTAATTGGCTTACTAATCATGGGACAAATATAATACAAAAGCTGTATTACCGCAAATTTTGTATTATATTTGCAGAAAATTTATTTTGTATGATTAAATTAAAAAATAAATATGCAGAATGGCCGGAGTTGTATCCGAAGGTAATTAGAGAGAAAGGAACGGTACAAAAAGCTGGGAAAGTATTTGTAAATGGAAATGAAGTACGAGATAATATAGACTATATTCCACAAGAGGGGTTGCAAGAATTTATGTTTACTTCCCCTGCAGATATAATTTTGCTAGGGGGTCAACCTGGTGGTGGTAAGACACTTGGCTTGTTATTGAAAGCTTTAGATGGTGTGCACCAAAAAGGATATGGATGTTTAATAGTTAAAAAACAGCTCATCGCTACCAAGGGAGGTTCCGGTACAATTATAGATGATGCAAAACGAGTATTCGATTTTGGAGGATCAGAATTCACAGGCAGTGATAACCCCACATTTTCATGGCCCGCATGGGGAACGTCGGTGACATTTACTCATGCCAACTTTTCTGCCGAGACTGAAAAAGGTTATTTTGATGCTCAGGAAAAATTTAAGAACTTTCAAAATTCGGCCATATTTGTAGATGAGGCTACAGACCATGATTGGAAAATTATAAACTACCTATTGAGTCGTAATAGGGATAGTTCTAAAATACCACCTAAATTCATAATGACATTTAACACAAATTCTCACCATTTTACCAGGAAACTGATCGATTGGTGGATAGACGAAAATGGTCATATTATTCCAGAAAGGATAGAGAAAATAAGATATGCAAAAATAGGTGGCGACTCAGTTAAGGATATAATATGGGGCGATACAAAAGAAGAAGTTATACGCAAGGCGAATATAACAGTACCGGATGACCTAAAGGAAAAGGGAATGGTAGCCGAGGACTTTGTCAAGAGCATTACATTTAGGCCATGTAAGATGTCAGAAAATATGGTGCTTCTATCTGCCACAAAGGGAAAGCATGCAGCGAATATATTTAATCTTGGTGATACTGAGACTCGAAAATTATTTGATGAAGATTGGAATGCTGAAACTGAAGGCATGGCGACGGTGTCTAGGCAAATGATAAAAGACATTTGGACCAATCCGTACAAAGACGGAAATACCATGTATGCATCCTTAGATGTAGCAGGAGGAGGTGATAATTGCGTTTTATTTATATGGAAGGAGTTATCCATAATTGCAGTTGAAAATTTCGAAGGAGACCCTAAAGAATTAGAGTTATGGATAAAAGCAACACTTAATCATTATGGAATTCCAATTCAAAATATGTCTTTCGATGCAACCGGTATTGGATTTTATCTAAAAGGATATACAGATGGTCGACCTATAACGGCAAATATGAGGCCAATACAAGAATATGATGAGGCTGGAAATGCTGTAACAATGGAGTTGTATTATAATGTTAGATCACAATTAATGGGAAAGGCTCAATATATGCTTGAAACAGGGCAAATATCTTGCACTATAAATAAAGATAGGTGTTTTCCTCATGGCAAGAATAAGACGCCTAAGCCTATTATAGATATATTTATAGAAGAGTCAGATGAATTTAGACGGACAACAAAAGGAAATAAATTTTATTTCAAGTCAAAAGATGAGTTCAAAGATAGATTCGGGTACTCCCCTGACTATATGGACGCTCTAATTTATAGAATGATATTTATTCTCGACGGGAAAGAAAGAAAGGGGGTAGAGGTTGAACTTACGGAAAATGACTATTCTGGATTATATAATGGGTGGTAATAATTAATAAATAAAATAAGCCTAGCGGATCAGGAGTAGCAGTCCATCACCGTAGGCTTATATATAATAGTTTAAATATATGTCATGCTACGGCATATATTTCAATAAAAATAAATTCAGCCCTCGCATAAGGAATAATAACGCTCCAGACTTGTAGGACTTGTTTCATGCAACTCACTTCCCATGGATTCTTACTGGATACTCTTACATCTAACAAACTAACCCATGCCTGGGTTCACCTTCAACGAGTCCAATGTGTTTGCTTCGATCTGAATTTATAGTAGAAATTTATACTTTGTGCTCTAAAAGAACTATACTACCATCAAGTTAAATTAATGCAGAAAAGAGATTAAATAGAACTCTGCATTGTGAGCTTACACTAGCCTCGTGTTTATACTCGTTACTATTTCTTCCATTTGCAACACACTCCTTATTTACATACCCTTATGCTATAATTTTGATCGACATATCTTATCTTCTAGTTCAATCCAATGTCAGAATAGCGTTCTTTCATAAATCCTTGTAAATCTATCAACGTGGATCGCTCTCCCGTCGCGTTTGATGCGGTCGTCAGACTCGAACTGAAACGCAAGCTTATGAGACTTGCATGTTACCAATTACAACACCCCGCAATTTGTACGTCTTTCCGCACTGCCAGTCAATCTCAGACGGTACAAAGATATAGAATGTTCTATATCTGGCCAAATTAATTAATACTATTTAATAAAAATATATAATAATTTTAATTTAAATCAGCATTAAAAATATTTAGTCCACTCGGCTTTTCGCATATTTGTATTAAATGACAAATCCAATGGTCTCTCTATAAACTGATAATCGGTACATACCAATTGCTTCCCTATCCAGCCGAAATTACCGGTATGAATATCCGTAAAGAAATTCGGGAGTTTAGTTGGAAGCTTATCAGTTTGCTTTAAAGATCTGGCCTTTTTCATTAATAAAAATCTACCGCACGGTGAAATGTCTATTACCGGGCAAAACCATTTGGCGTTTTTAGTATCTTTGATGGACTGCCATATAGCGTATTCAGTCCAGTTTGACTGGCAATCATTGGCGTGACAAAACTTAACCACAGTCCCAGATCTTAAATCCCAATTGAATACGGTTCTAAAACTTCCCTTACCTATGAAATCTCCAAAACAAAATCTTACTAAATCTTGCATAGCGAATGGCAGGTCTATCACTTGCATTTTAGCCCAGTAATTAGTATTAGTTACATCACCCATAACTATTCGAATTTTACTTCAACCTTGTTCTTTTTAATCTTGTGCGGAACCCTGACATAAGTCTGTCTGTCATCAAACTTTTCGAAATAATCAATCATTTCTTCTATCTCATGTTTCGGAAACATATCAATAGATGACCAGTTCATAATTTTTTTACGAATGTCGTTTCTAATCCAACTCCAGTGACGCATCGTTATTTGTTCTTTTGGGAAAAATATATTACAATGAGTCCACATCCTCCTGGTTGGGTCAGATGGGTTTGGAAATGGAATATCGAATTTGAATCGTTGGGATGTATGGCATAAAAATGGTACTACACGCGGAGTTGGGAAACAATCGTCCTTAAGCTCGCAATTTTTATATTTATAGTAGTTCTTGTAATAACAGTAAGTTGCTTGTGGAAGCCATTGTCTAACTACTTCTTTTGCGGATTTAAATTCTTCTTTGTGGTAGAATTCGTCTGAATCCATTATCAAGGCATAATCAATACCGATAGATTGAAAATATGCTAAGCCCTGGTTCCTTCGGATGGTCTCTTGTTCGCGGGATGGAACATAAGGTATAATGGGAAATTCGATAACATTGTTCACTAATTCGTATTCTAGGAGCAAACTTTGGACTTCGTATTTGTCCGATTCATCAGCATATTTACCGGCGTAACTATGATCGCACCACAATAATGTAATATTATCAACCTCACCTCGTATTTCTTCAATTATCTCTCGTAGATGTTCGGTTCCTTCATAGCATATTATGCCAACTCCGGTTTTAATGTTGTTTTCAAAATCTGGCAAGGTTGATTTCCACGCCTGCATTTGTTGATTGGCTTCTTGATTACTGAATCCTGTTTCCTTGGGATGAAATACGACTACGGAATCATCTACGATATTCAATAAGCCCCTATCTCTTGCTTTCTTGCATAAATATAGATCCGTTCCCCAGCCTATTTTATTTAAAGATAAGTCCACCGAAAAACCAAGGTTGGTACGAAACATCTGGAACCACCCTTCAAAGTACGGAACCGACCGGAAGTTTCCAGTGGACTTATTATATCCATAATCGTGCGATCTCCCTCTTGAGTCGCATGAGGGTTGATAGTTCCCAATTTCAGAACTATTCATTACTTGCATCATGCGTTCCGGAATTGCCTTAATAAAATTATCAGCTATTTGAACATCGGAAGTGATTAAACAAGTCCATTCATAATTTTTACCCTTTTTGATCAGCTCATTGAACATTCCACCATAATATATATTGTCATAATGGATTGCACTTGGGCATGGCGGTTCGGATCCTGAATCAAAAATATAAGTTGGAAAATATGGCTCAAAAATAGATTTAAGCCGTTGCGCGTTTTCATTGTGGTTATAATTAAATATAGCCACGATAAGTTTTTTTTGTTGTTGGTGGTTCACTTTATGTTATTGTTTTAATTTATTGTCTACTTTAAGTAGTGGATCAGTTTGCGCCGAGGCATCTGGTTGCGACGTATCCAATTTGGCTTTTGCATTTGCCTCTTCCTGTATCCGCTCAAACTCCATTGGATTATTAAAATCTAGTTCTCCGGATCCAGTCTCTACAGATGTAATTCCGGCAGCTACAGACTGAGTTATCATGGTAACTTCTTCCAATTCATTCTTAGGAACAAATGGAGTAAGTTGAAATGTCATCTTCATTCTATTATATCTGTCATCTTTTTCTATGATGGATATAAGTTCTTTGAATATAGAAATAAGTTTTGTAAATGCGGGTCTGAGTTCTGCTATCATGTTTGTTGACCATTGAACTTCGCGCCAATATAAGTTTTTAATAAATGCGCCAGAATAATCTCCACCCTTTAGATCTTTAGGATCTAATACAACCATACCTAGAGTTTCCCATAATAACTCAAAATTAGTGTCAAGATCTAGAGTAAATGTATTGCTGGCATCCGCGGGATCAAGTATCTCGGCTTTACCGTCAGTGGATTTGCTTGCTATGGTTTTCCCCATCTTAGCGACAGGAGGCAAATTCATAACAGCTCCGGCAATAAATAATATTTGATAAGCGTAATATTTATTATTCTCACCAAGGTCAGAAAGGATGCGCTCTATGCGTTCTAACACATCTTGCCCGTTGCCCCAAATAACATCCGGAAGTCTCCAATACATAACCGGACACTGAGATAATCCGTGAGCCGTATGAGATATTAAATCAAATCCATCAGTTGAACTAGATAGTATTTTGCCCTTTAATTTATTTATAACCTTGTTGAATGTAGCAGCTAAATTTTCTGAGTTTGTATTTTGTACCCAGACATCTACATATTTATCTCCGTATATCTCTACCGTTTGGATATTATTTACTTTGATCATCCTGACAAAAATATCATTTCCATTTTCGTCTTTGGTCATGTTAAATACATCTCCGTTTTCGTATGAGAATATTTTATATTGAATATCTCCGGTTCCGTTTTTATATAGATATATCGCAGCATCAGCGGTTCCGAATAGGGATTTACCCCATACGGATAAGGCATCAGTCATTCCGGCCATATTCCAATACATATTGAAATTTTTGACTAGCTCGCTATTTTTTTCGTCTTTCCCCTCTGCGCCAAACCACATAGGTCTACCAAAAGTGTGAGTAACTTTGTGTCTCCTGTCAGCCTCTTGTATACCAATTGAAACTCTTTCGACATCTTCGTAACCATCAAATTCATGCTTCTGATTAGACTCGTTGTACTTGGTCTTAACGCGCATGGACCTAAACTTGCAATTGTTTATCTTATGTGAAGATGGATATAATTCATCAAGAAATTCTTGTTGAGTCATCCTATATACGCGCGCAGTATCGAATGTCATCTCCTGAGTGTCAAGAGGTGATATTACTTCTGGCTTCATGTACAGATCTGAGGATGCTCTCCTTGTCCAGATAGGTTTCTGTAGATATGGGCGGATCTCTGTCATCGGGGCAAAGATAATATAAAAAAGCATAAATATATAATTCTGATGATACAAAGTTGAGTATTATGTATTATCTTTGTAGTGTTGAGTAAGAATAAATAAAAAACAATATGGAAACAAAGAAATGTAGAACATGTGGGTGCGTATACAATATAGACAAATTCGGGAAAGATAAAAGACGCAAAGATGGATTGACATCGGCATGTAAGGCATGTATAAGAATTGATAGACAGAAATATTATACTAAATATAAAGATACAATAAAACGTGGTGCTTATAAGTATTACCTAGAAAATAAAGATAAAGTAAAAGAATATCACGCGAAATGGGCTAAAGAACACTATACCCCTATAAGACAAATAAACGCTATGATGCGACAGCAAGAAGAACTCATGGATAAATTATTCATACAAGATCAAGACTTATACGATTAAAAAAAATAAAATTATGACAGAAGAAAAAAGATTAGAAATTAACAATTTAAGCGCCAAAATTAGCTCTTTATCGTCTACAATTAAGAACCTTGAACAAGATAACTTAAAAATAGATTTAATATTTAAGCGCGGTGGCGACTGGGAAGCTCAGTTTGATGAAAAAGGTAAAGAGAACGCGTGGAGAGAATTTTGCTGCGATGGTATAGGAAAAGCTATCAGTTTTGCAGGACAGATAATAATTTCGGAATTAAAAAGAGAATTAGAGAAAGCACAAAAAGAATTTGAAGAATTATGAAAACAAAATGGCAAGAATTTATTGAAGGGGCAATTCCAAATGGAAACTATCGTGAAGTGTTCAAAAACTACGTAAAAAATTCAATACTAGGCAGAAGCAATAATGAAGCTATCACGCTATATGGTACTGGGGCTAATGGTAAGAGTACGCTAATGAAAATTATTAGACGTATAGTTAGTAATTCTATAATTATCAGTTACGACGATATAAAAACAAATATGGATGAAATAGAAGGAAGTATATTGCTTTTAATAGAAGACCTTCCAAATGAATTTTATCCTTCTAGTATACAACAATTAATTAACAAAAACGATATATTTGTTAGACCCGTTGGCAAAAAAGGATATACATCTAATAATTGGCCAAATATAATGATAGCTACAAATAGGCTAGATGATGAATTATCATATATTTCAATTTTTATAGATATGCCAAACGTACCCTCTAAATGCAATCCACATATGGCCGATGAATTGTTAGAAAGTGAATACGAAATAAGAGAATGGTTTTTAAATTAAAATAAAACAACATGTTAAAGAAAAAACAAAAAACAAATGTAATTGAACTTCTACGCGATAAAGAAGTTGTATACCGTGTGACTATAGACCCAACATTTGTTCAATTTGAATCAGCAAGTAAAGACTGGTTATTGAGATATTCGGCTACCACATTTGAGGCTGGAATGGTAAATTATCTTGTAACTAACGATGGGTTAAACGAATTAACAGAATTGGTCCGAGCTCAATTTATGACGCGATGGATGTTCCGTGACGCTAAGGTAATAAAAGAATTTTACAGAGAAGTAGAGCGTTCCACTAAAAGACAAAACTCCGTAAAACAGACTCAATCCGACGCTGAAATTTTGGCAGAACAAAAAGTACAACAAGAGCAAACGGCTGAAAGTATTCAAGAATTAGAAAAAATTAAAAATAAGAAGAAATGATCACGAAAGAATTGAGAAAAAATATTCTAAATGAGGTGCTGAATTGCTTAGCCCAAAAAGACCCAAATGCTGAAAATTGCGTGGATTATATATTGAAAGAAATAGAAAACATCAGTCGAAAAGAACTCGCGTCTGAAATAAATAAATTAGCAAAAAAAAATGAGCTAATATCAGTCGAGCAATATAGATTTTTAAAAAAGAAATCAAGATCTTGGGCTGATAACCACTTGACAGAAGAAGAAGGATGGTTTAAAATTAAAATATACAATAACAATTATTATTTAAAAGATAAATAATCATGGAAGAAGAATTAATTCATTACAAATGGGGTGGTACTCCAACTCACGCAGATATATCCATATTACCTAATGGAAACGATATAGAATACATAGTTATTGACCATATAGAGGCAAGGGAAAATGAAAAGACAAACGGACAAACTAAAAATGCTTTTGTAGCTGTATTTGAAAAAAATCCATACACTAATTTAGGTCTTGTTTTAAATAGAAAAAACAAAGAGATTCTATTGAAGTTAACAAAAAAAGGCGAGTGGGAATTACTTACTATTAAAAAATTACCTGTTCGCCTAACGAAAGAAGATACTAAATTTGGATATGGACTTCGAATATCCAAACTACCAGCAAAAGTACCCGTACAACCAAAACCGGAAATTACAGAAGCTAATTTCGAAAAAGCAGTTGAGTTCTTGAAAAGTAAAACAATGGATGAGCTTCGTGGATTTTATAACGTATCAAAAGAAATGGAAAAACGATTAACACAAAAATAGGATGAATAGAATTGTATATTATATCAAAATGCTACTATCTCGTATAAATTTACTTACGAGTTTAAAGGCATTTTGGATTGCATATTATATGTGCGTAATGCTTGGAGTTATAATTTTGTCTATCATATTAAAAACTAAATAAAATGGATAAAAAAGAAAAAGACTGGAATCTACATAAAGTAGGATTTATATCTGCATCAATAGTGAAAGATCTGAATTCAAAGAGTGGTAAATGGACAGAAGGAAATATAGACTGTCTTTATGAAATTCAACAGCAGAGAGTATCTGGTGAGCCAAAACCCCCTATTTCGGCTAGACCTACACAACTCGGAATAGAAAATGAGCCTTATGGAATTGAATGGATAAGGACTAACAAACCCGAAATGAACATACTTCATTGCGATAAAGATTTCAATGATAAAATATTTGAGGTTCCATTTGAAAATTTAAAGTTTGGGGTCAGTCCAGATGCGTTTGTAATTAATGCAATTTCATCTGAGCGTAGTGAAGTATATGCCGAATATATAAAATCACAAATTTATGCATTGCTCGAAGTGAAATGTGTAATAGGGCGTAAAATGCAAAATCGTTACTTTTCTCCTACATTGCCATTTGAAAATAAGAAAGAAATGGCAAAAGAAGAACATATAGATCAGTTAGCCGCTCAAATGCTCGCTTACCCAGATGTTCAAAAAATATATCTTCTTAAATATTTGCCGCAAATAGATGAAAATCCATGGGACTTACGCGATGTATTAGATCCATCTCGCGGAATATTATTTGAATTTTCTCGAGCTGAACTCGCGCCAGATATATCTAGAGTAGAAATGCGAATTCGATATGCTGACGCTTATTTAAATTCAGGAAAAGATTTAGAACTTATCAATACTTTAAAAATTGAAATATAAAATGGAACAAGAACAAACAACCAAACCAGTAGTACTTCCTGATGAAGTGCAATCATTATCGCTTAGAGTCTCAAATGAAAAGCGTGAAGAAGTAAATAGTGTATTAACTCAAATATTCTCTGGTACCGCAGACTGGAAAAATCAGGTAGACTCTATTGTTGTAAAAGACCCATCTGATAAGATGGGTATGAATTTAGCCAAAACTGCTAGATTAAATGCTAAAAACGCGCGCCTTTCCGCCGAAAAAGTGTTTGATGGCAAAAGAGAAGAAGTTCAGTCGCAAATGTTGTCATTTCAAACTGAAGATAAACTTTGGCTGAAAGCAAAACAAACTATGCAAATCTTATTCAAAGAGATTGAGCAATCCGCTGAATACAAAGAAAAAACTGCTGAACGTTATGAAATAGAGCAACATGAACTTAAAGTACAAACTCATTTGGCTAAGTTAGCTTCCGTCGACCCGGAAATTTCACGTCAAGAAATTGAATATATGTCTGACGCCTCATTCGACGTATTCTTTTCCGGTTTACTAAAGGCCAAAGAGGACACCAAGCAAAAAGAGAAAGAAGAACAAGAAAAGTTAAAGTTAGCAGAGTCACGCAAGCAAAGAGATCAAAATAGATTTCAAACTTTCGCTGGTACCGGATTTAAATTTGCACTTAATGATGGAACATTTTCATACGCCGGAGCAAGTTCATACGTATTTGAGGAGCTATGCGAATTAGACGACGATAAATTCCTAGCGCAGGTAAATAAAGCAACTAAATTAGTTTTAGAGCTTAAAAAGTCCGAGTCGGCTGAAAAGGAGCGTTTACAAAAAATAGCAGAAGAAAAAGAATCCGAACTTAAAAAACAAAAAGCAGAGTCGGACGCTAAGTTTGCGGCAGAAGAAGCTAAGCGCGTAGCCTACGAAGCTCAGGCAACGAAAGAAAACAAAATTTTAAATGATGCTAGAATTGCAGCAGAACAAAAAGCTGCCAAATTAGAAGCGAGAAATAAAGAACTTCGCCCGTTTATTGTATTCATCCGTAATTATGACAAGGTGCTAAATTTGCCAGATAATGAATATGTAAAAGCACTTTCAGACATAAAAAAAGGTGCAGAACTTCAATGGGAAGATGATAGAAATCAGGAAGCAAAGAGACAAGAAGAAGAAAATTCCAAACTCCTACTTGCTAAAGCACCTAAAAAAGAAAAATTATCTGCATGGATTGAATCCTTAGCGCTTTTCGCTCCATCAGGTGAAGAATCAGATTTGCTAGTTCGGAATATTTTGAGTAAATTTGATGGATTTAAAAAGTGGGCTAAATCAGAAGTAGAAAAATTATAATTATGAGTTGGCATGTAATAGATATAAATACTATTCTTCATACTAAAGATGGAAGCATAATAGGAAACGCAATTGTTACTGGAAAAAATGGATGCGTATGGGAGGTTACTACTGATTATGGTAATACGGTTAGACTATCCGAAGAGAATATTCACAATATGTTCAAAGTAGGGTGGGAAGAGTTTACCATAGAGACACATGGAATTTCTTGTGAAGAAATGCAAAGAACGGTATCAATTTATCATAAATATAGAGTATGAGTTGTATTAATAATAAATAGAAAAATTATAAAACATGAAACCAAATAAATATCAGACAAGCAAATTTGTAGCATACGATGCATGCAATGGGGATTTAGAATATTTCAACACAAAAGAAGAAGCTGAAGATTGGTTGACCGAAAACGATTGTGAGGGAATATCCAAAGAGGCAGAAAATGGATATAATTGGATCGCAGAAATAAAATGGAGATCAGTGGTCATTATAACGGATAATAAATTAAATTATCACGAGCATACAGACGATTGCTCGGAAGACTGCGATAAAGAAGAATGGCCATATGATTGCGATTTCGATTATATAGGGAACACGACTTTTGAGGAGGTAGATTATGGCTTGTGAAGTGTGTAATGGCGCATTCGGGTGTCCGTGTTGTGAGGAAGATAAACAATATTGTCATATTTGCGGTGAAATAGCCTCCGGAATATGCGAAAAGTGTGGAGAACCATTTTGTAAAAACTGCCAGGCGAAATACGATCAATTTTCTCAAATTGATTATGACTGTTGTGAATCATGCGCTAATATTAATTTATATGATTAGAATATGATAGACAGGAGTATGGCTCAATTTGAATTATCGAAAATAATTGACAGATGTATGCTAATTACAAATAAAATAGATACAGCATTAGTATTAGCTAAAAACGATATAAATCTAAAGATAAAAGATATGGATTACATACTTAGACAAATATCACCTAATAATAACGAAGAAAAAACTATTCACAAGCTAGAATTAGCATATGCCATGATTAGGGAAATTGCATTTGTTCCGTATTTTTATAAGTTAAAATTATTAAAATATGAGTAAATTATTATTTAATGAATTGGATAGGCATGTAATGAAGGAGACTAAAACAAATGAATGAATTTAAAGAGAAACTAGCTAACCAAATAAATAAGGTTCGATTTCTTGATATATACATGACTGGACATAATGGATTTATTGCCGGTGGATGTTTCAAGAATATTTTTAATAATGAGAAAATAAAAGATATTGATATTTTCTTTGAAAATGAATCTGATTTTCTGTCGGCAGATGACTATTTCGACAAAAATGATGACTATGTATTTTCATATGAGAATAAAAATACAATATCTTATAAGAATACAAAAACAAACATACGTGTAGAATTAGTTAGAAATACATACGGCACCCCCAATGATATATTATGTAAGTTTGACTTTTCTATTACAAAATTTTCTTATTGCAAAAGAGAATCCGAGGAGGGTGGAATTGAATACTATTGTTACTATCATACTGACTATTTCGAACATTTAACATTGAGAAAGCTAGTATTAGAACAAGAAATTTTATTTCCGGCATCAACATTCGAACGCTCTTATAGATATAGAGGATATGGTTATGGCCTTTGTAAGGAATCTAAAATAAATCTTATAAATTCACTCCAAGGGGTAAATGTGAATACTCTTAGCAATGAATTATATTTTGGACTTGACTAAAACAGTACAATTTAATTATTATGGCTATACGACCAATTCCTGAAAAATATAATGTTCTGCGTTGTTTCTCTCGACTTTGTGAGTACATGTACAAAAAAGGAGTTAGAGATAGCTCCGAACTATTCTCGGCTGAAATGTCAGAGCAGTTCTTATCTGAAAATGATCCAATAGCTGATTTGAAATTTCTATTTGATGAAGATGGAAAATCATTGAAATTGGAATTTTATTGTGCTTTAAACTCTATGTTCCTAATTAAAATAGGAGCAAAGAAAGGTGCTATAATATTGGACAAAAACAGAGTAGTAAGAACATTAATGGAAGGAGCTGCTACGCTGGTTAATATTTATTATAGAAAAGGAGTCAAAGATGGCATCGGAGTAGACATTAATTTGGCTAAGGATTATTTTAATGGAAATGAAAGGTTCAATGAACATATAAAGCTATCGGGAGAAAAATTATCAATGCTTGAATTCATTGAAGATATGCGCATGGAGGCACTTCGGCTTGATTCTATGGAGTTCAAGCCTGGATATAAAATTTGGAAATTTATTAATGAGGGTTTAACAGAGTATTATGTCAGAGTTCAAAATCGTTGAGCATTTATTTACAGATTGTAAATTACATGCAATGTTGATCCCGTATGGTGAGTACAAAAATAAATGGGTATCACGTATAGAGAAAGGATGTGTATTGGAAACAATAGACGAAGTACCGGTTCATATTCGGGTGCTTGAAAAGGTAACTATTCCGGTAAATAGCATTATTACTCAGTGCTTATCATTATTGATTTATAATAAGCCAATCGAAGAAATATTCGATGCCATGTTTCGAAATTGGAAGCATGATATTCAACGTAAAAATATAATTTTAATAATTTATGAACGAATCTAAAGTTGAACATTTATTCAGAGAAAAGGTGTTTGTCCCATATGCAGCAATATCAAACAGCTGGAATATAGGAGAAATAGAAACATCGGATGGAATTACCTGTAAAATAAAGAATAGAGAATTTGTACATGTATTGTCTGATAGGGGTACAGAAATAATAGAAACGGTTTATGACATGCATCCATATAAATTTTTATCTATGTGGTACAAAAGATTTCCGTTTATGAGTGAAATGATGTTTTTATATTTAGAACTAGAAAAAATATGAATGATAGAACTCAAATAGGAGATATGGTTAGGAAATTTTGCTTGGAAAACCCTGATATGCCAAATAAAACATTGGCTAAAATAATATATTTTCATAATCCACAGGCTTTCGGGAGCGTGGAGCAAATAAGAAGCAATATAAGATATTATAAGGGAAAATCAGGAAAAGCTAATAGAAAAACAATTATGAATACTTATGGAAAATATATTTAATCTACCCAGAAGTTTTGAAACGAACTACAAGCAATTCAATTTGCCTAAGTCAAGTAAAAAAATATTGATAATGTCGGACATTCACGTCCCATTTCATTCTATGGAGGCACTTACGGCGGCTATTCAGTTTGGAAAAGAGAATAATGTAGATACGGTCTTATTGAACGGAGATACGTTGGATTTTTACAGGCTAAGTCGATTTACTGTAGACCCATTGAAAGTTGATTTCATATCAGAAATAAACTCAGCAAAGCAATTTTTATCGTCATTGAAAGATAGTCTACCCGAAGCTAAAATATTTTTTAAATATGGTAACCACGAGGAAAGACTTGAAATATATTTAAAGATGAAAGCCCCCGAATTATGGGGTATATCGAACTTTACTTTAGAGTCTATATTGGGATTATCTGAAATAGGTATAGAAGTAATAAAAGATAAACGTATTATTTATGCTGGGAAACTTCCAATATTGCATGGGCATGAAATTAGGTTAGGTGTCGGAACTGTATCAGCAGCAAGATCACTAGCATTGAAAACAAAATGTAGTTGTATCGTAAGTCATTTACATCAGACAAGTCAGCATACGGAAACGCGGCTAGATGGCAAAATTTTAAGCACATGGTCACTCGGATGCTTATGTGAATTACATCCTGAGTACGCACCCATAAACAAATGGAACCATGGTATGCTTTTACTCGAGCTGGATGATAAAGGTAATTTTAACGTTGAAAATTACAAGATTATTAATGGTAAACTATATAACTCATAATTTAATGATAATAAATAAAGAACTTGCTAACTCAAAGGGATGTTTACAAAAAGATAGATGGGAGACAGATCCAGATATATTTAAACAATTAAATAATATTTACAACTTCACACTTGATCCTTGTTGTGAAGAAGACACGGCTAAATGTCATAAATATTATACAGAAAAAGAAAATGGGTTAACTAAAAAATGGGTTGGGGAAGTTGTATTCGTAAATCCACCATATAGCCGTGGTAACATTGATAAATGGATGGAGAAATGCTATAATGAGAGTCTAAATGGAACTGAAATAGTAGCCTTAATACCTGTATCAACATCTTCTCATTGGTGGCATAATTTTGTATGGAACAAATCCAAAATTCATTTCTATAGAGGCAGACTTCGTTTCGTTGGAGCCCCGTTTACGGCTCCATTTTCTAGTTGTTTAGCTATATATAATTTACCATCTCCTAATTTCAAATAATATGAAAAGAGTAATTATAGAATATCCTTACGCCGGGGATGTTCAAAGAAATATTCAATACGCTAAGCTATGTTTGAAAGATAGTTTAATGCGTGGCGAGGCGCCAATAGCTTCGCATTTATTATACACCCAAGTATTAGATGATTTAATTCCAGAGGAATGGAAAATGGGTATCGATTCCGGGTTGGCATGGATAGACATGATAGATTTGCATGTGTTTTATCTGGATTACGGATGGAGTAGCGGAATGATAGCGGCTAATAAGATGGCAGAGGAAATGGGTATTAATGTTGAAAATAGGATGATATTATGAACCCACAATATTGTGATATGTGTACTGCACCGATGGGTCAAACCCGGTCAATCGGAACAAAAGAATCTGGTAAAAAATGGAGACAAACATGGTTTAAATGTCCAATTTGCGGATTCGAAAAGAAAGTAAATGGAACTGGACACTGGCAAGATCATGTAGTACCATTAGAAGCTGAATATGATGTAAAAAAAATGTATAAAGAACAAGAAAGGAATAATGAATAAACTAATAGAACGCCCGTATCAAATCCGAATACTAGAAGCAGCTAAAAAATCGCTAGCTAAAAATAAACATGTCGCTATATATGCACCACAGGGGTCCGGTAAAGGACCCCTTTCCGCATTCATGGCAAGAGATGCAGCTAAGAAGGGAAATAAAACTGCTATCCTAACGCATAGAGTTGAAATTCTAAATCAAGACTTTAAAAAGATGGAGATGCTGGGATTGAATGTAGCCATAATAAATAGGCATACAGCTAAAATACCTGAAGCTGATATATACTGTATTTCAGTACAGACTATGATTTCAAGATGCAATAGACTTCAAGAGTGGAGAGAATTCGCGCTTAGTTTTGATTTTATAATTGAGGATGAAGGGCACAGAGGCGAGTTCTCCTCCATGCATAAATACTTAAATCCAAACGTGTGGGCTGTAGGATTATCTGGTACCTGGTTGCGATCTGGGGATATGGAGCAATTAGGTAACTTTTACTCTGATATTGTAGCACCGGTTATGCCATCAGAACTTATCAAATTAGGTAATATATTACCATCCGAAAATTTTGTTTTTGATGCACCAAAATTAGATGATATTCAAGTAGATTACGGAACTGGTGATTACAATAGTAAACAACTTCAATCAAGATTTGCTAAGTCGGAAAGATATACTGGTATTATCGACAATTACCTAAGGATATGTCCGGGTAAAAAAACAATTGTTTTCACTACCGGATCAGAACATTGCATAAGTCTGACGAGAGAATTTTGTCATGCAGGTATTAAAGCGAAATATCTATTATCAGAGAAGCATCAAGAGACAGATAAGGAATTTTCAGGTGAGAGAGGTCACGTGCTGCACGAACTAGCCTATGGTGATACCAATGTGCTTATATCGGTAGAAATGTTATCTACAGGGTTAGATGTACCAGAATTAGAATGTGTAATCCTAGACTTCTCAACTAAAAGCTATACTAAATACTCTCAGGCTGTCGCTAGAGCTGATCGTCCGTTTGGAAACCAGAAATCATTCTTTGCATTAGACTTTGGAAATAACGTTCAGACATACGGAAAGTTTGAATCAGATCCTGTAATGAGTTTATGGCATAAACCTGGTGGCAGTGGTGTAGCCCCAAGTAAAGTATGCCCAGAAGATAGGCCGGACCATACAGGAAAAATAGGATGTGGTCGTATATTGCCAGTTTCTATGATGAAATGCCCGTGGTGCGGGTACGAATGGCAAACCGATAAGCAAATTTACGAGGTGGAACTAACGAAGCTGGTAGAATGGGTAAGATACGAAGAAGAAACAATTGGCGGATTTTGTGCAAGGAAACGTTTAGAAGGATGGAATAATAATAGAATACTTTGTGCGGTAGTTTTCAAGAATAAAGATACCCAAAAGAAAGCATTCCTAGAGGCGATAAAAGTGCTTCGTGGAACCAATGGAGACTACATAAGTGAAAAATATTGGTGGGCGTTTAAAAAAAATTTCATTGATAAGCATAAAAAAAAGGAATCATAATCGATTCCTTTTTTTTGTTTTAATTAGATACGTAGTTATAAGTCTTATGAAATATATCTGGTTTGCATGGATAAAATTCTCCATTAACTCCTCTTATAACATAATCATCTGGATTAGCAATTATAGTGCCTTCTAATGTTGGAATATGTATTTCGCCACTAGTAAGAAATACCCAACCTCCTTCATTGTATGCATCCTTAATACACTCAGGTATTAATCCTAAATTCCAATCCTTAGACATAGCTGATGATAAATCTTTCGCTATCCACGCCTCAACAGTTACGGGCTTCTTTCTATATATACTCATTTATTCAGCATTATATTTGAATACGTCCAAAATTTTGGTTTCTGTAATAGCTGCAATTTCATAATCTGCCATCGTTCCCTTCATCCCCTCACGTATAACTTTATCAGCATCTACATTGTTAGAGGCCTGAGTAAGCATATATACCGGTATTTTTTTCTCAACTCCTTTTCTTTCGTCCAAAATAACAAAGTTTACTTTTGCCTTAAACCATTTGTCACCGTCTTCGTTTTCAAATAATTCGTTTATTCTAGCCGGTACAATACCTGCCACAGTAAATTCGCCACTTATGAAAGGTTTCATTTCTTCAATAATACGTGCCTCTGCTTCAGTAAATGACATCGCGTCTACCAAATAGAGTTCGGTTACTTTTTTAATTTTACCTTCTTCAAGCGTCTTCTCGTACTTGATTTTTGTCTGATAATAATTGTGCATAATTTGTTTGTTTTAATTTTTAAAACTCTTCTTCTAATATTGGGTGTAGTTTTTCGTAACATTTTTTAAATCAGATAATCCATTTGAATAAATTTCAATATCATCTTTAATTTTTAATACAGCCTCAGATTCGGGATAGCATCCTTCTTCATCTAGATCATCATCAATATAATAATCCTCTTCAAGAAAGCGACAAGAAATATTGTTAATACTCTCATCTTCTCGCCATAAAATCACTTTTTTGTCTAGGAATCTATCTTCCACACTATTGCAAAAGTCTTTAAGCTCTTTCCATGTCATATTTGTTTATTTATTTTAAATTGTTAAAATGGTAAATCATTGTTTGGTTCTGGAGTCGGTGCAGACGGAATAGTATTTGTAACTGGATTAACGCTATTCTGCACTGATTTTTCAACCTCAATTTTCCAGGCATTATTTTTTCCGAAAATTTTCCCTTCCCATTTAGTTGCCTTCATATTGAAATTAACAGTGACTAAATCTCCTACTGCTGGCAATGTTATCTTATCTCCGAATGTATCAAATACTCCAGATTGAGGATATTGCTGCATTTCCTCCTCTACTAAAATTTGATACGCGACAAACGGTTCTCCCTTTTTCGAGGTTCCTGATTTATCAATAATCTCTTCTACTCGTCCTTTAAACTCCATAATTAATCATTTTTTAATGTTATTTGTCCTGTAAATTTGGTCCAATTAGTTTTTACGTCTGCCGGAACCCATTCGTCTTCTAGAATATATAATTGATTTTTATGCGGGGATACCAATCCTATACCTTCCGTTCTATTTAAGAATAAAACTATAGTTTTACTATTTATAGACTTCATTAGTACAGGGTATTCTATTTTTTGGTCTAATTCCTTTTCTCCAGATACTTCCACTTTCATAGCTCTAATTTTCTAAGTAATGTTTGTTGATAGCAATACTTCCGTCTTCTCTAATCTGCCGACTTAATACTAATTTAAACTTTCTAGTACCTATCACTTTGATATGGCATGTATCACGATTGTTAATAAACCTAGGCTCCTTCCTTCGTCTTTGAGCTCTATTTGGCTCACTTGATACGTACGACTCGCTAATTGGGTTTTTCAATACCCGCTTAGCATCATACTTTTTTACATACGGTTCGTTCATTTTTCTTTTTGTTTTTAGTTATAAATAAAATTATACTTGTGTCATCACTTCCTTTCGAGATAACTACATCTCCTGTTTTTAATGTAAATCCCACATCAGGAACTCGACCTGTTCGCCTATAGAAACTGGTTAGAACTCTGTCAACCCATAATTTTTGAGTCCGGTGATAAATTCCTGACTTTACTTTAATACCTACACATATATTGCAACTAAACATTTTCTTGTTGTGTTTTATTGTCTTCTACTTCTTCACATTCTTTTTCTACAAACGCTTTGTATTTGCAGCTACCGCAACTCTCTGGTAAATAGCGGAGTGGCGGGGACGTTGTTTTATCCATCTGAATATCTTTAAGCGATTTTGCCAAAAACACTTTCATTGTGTCGGCGAAATTTGGATCATTACGGTTTCTCATAATCATAGAAACTTCATCTATAAACGTAGGAGTCAAGTCAGAAATAGCCTCTTCGATGGTTTTTGGTTTGGCTTTTTTGCCTGTAGTTGATTCTACTTCAGTTGGGAAATACCACTCTTCTAACTGTTTTTTTCGCCTTTCGAGATATGATTTACCTTCGAGACTATTTATGAGCCCTCCTGCCTTTCTGGATGCAGAAACTTGCGTCTCATTCGATATGAAAACCATTCGATATAATTCGCCTGGCAGCTCGTTCGTAGTTAGCGTAAGATCAAGAAAAAACATTTGTCTTGATTCTAATTGCGAATCAGTTGGCGTTGATGGTAATTTTAGACTTTTCATAACACAAAATCATAACAGGAATTAAATACTTGTAAGCCCAACTTCGGATGAACTGCATTCCGTAAAATCTGTGCAGGATCATGGTTTGAGCTATAATATACTACTTCGTCAAAATGAATATCAAGCCAATTCATCAATGCTTGTTTGCCGGCCATATTGCACTTATTAATAAAGTTTATTGGCTGTTTTACTTCATCTGCTTTAATCTCGAAATTTGACCAAAACAAATGTCTACCTATTTGCGACACGGGTTGTATTAATGGATTATAATATGGTTTTACATTTTCAACTATCCATTTAGCTTTTGAAAAATGCTGCAAGAATATAATTTCTTGATAAAGCATTAAATCAAAATACTTAGTAACATTGTGCCTTGTAGCTTTTTGCATTCGACTATGACTCTGGCAGGGAGGAGAACTCCATATAAAGTCAAATTCTTTATAATTATCCAGCAAATATTGGTGCGCATCTGCTATTATAACCGTATCGTTTGGATAAAGTTTTTGATAAATAGATGCAATTTTTGGATCAAGTTCGACCGCTGTTATTTTTATATCTCCATCCCAATATTTTCTATTTCCTCCAATTCCAGCAAAAAGATTTAATATTTTAATTGTTCCCATTTTATATAAACTTACTTGAGTCCCAAGTAAATGATTTTGTTTTTAATGATTCTAAATAACGTAATACTTTAGATGGAGAATACCAATCAAACTCTCCTTTAATTATTTTTTTAAACTGCTCAACGGAATCGCAGAACCCTCCTCTATTACAAACATCTAGTATCCACTTAGCCTGCCTTATAACATGATCTACATTATGCGACTCTCCAGGATATTTAATCTCGATACCAATGAGCCCACGACGATAGCGTTCATAAAGCAACAAATCTGATACGCCACCTAACATACCCATTGATATTTTCCCGCCTATATTAACTCCTTCATTAAAAGTAGCCCATAAACATTTAGGGTTTTCATACCATTCGTTTCGGTACCACTTAACCATTTCGGACTGTAATTTTGCTTCTTTGCTTGCCATGCTGTAAATTTACGAACTATTTTCCGTATATTATTAATGTTTACACAATTATTATCACTTTTTAATCAAATAATCCAAAATTAAATCAGCAATGTCATCTTTTTCTCCGTGATGCCAATCTGGATAAGCATCAAACCATTTAGGGCAATTACCTCGCCTTAATGTATTCCAATATTCGTATGCATCAATATCTGCAAGATAAGTATAACCTTCGTCTGCATTTCCGTATATGAAGTTATTTTTGCCTCCGGTAGCTAACCAAACTGAATTACCAAAATATAAACTACCAATTATTGCCGCCTTTTCAGATTCGACAACAAATACACGCTCACCATCTTTTCTATCTCGTAATAAATGTTCTCCGAAAAGACAATTTCCAGAATATCCTTTTCTTATCGTATGCGATCTGGATCCTCCAAAACTATGATCGCGATGCCCATCTGGCTTGAATAGAATTATTTTGTCATGTAATATCTCATTATTTTTGTTTATGTACCAGAAAGTGGTGAGATTTTCATAATTTTCTGTTTCTTTTATTTTCCATCGTGTCTGACCTACTTTGTATTTTCTAAGTGTATGCTCAGTAGCCAGACTTCCAAAAATAGATTTTAAAAATAATGTAAAATTATCCGGATTATAAATTCTATTTTCATAACTCCTTTCTAGAAATTCTTTTGGAACAAATTTTTGCTCTATTTTTTTATCGATATAATCTGGAACGTTAATTATAGCCGCAGATAAATTCATAAGTTTAAGCTTAACTTCTAAACTATCCTTACAGCCTCCATACTTCAACATCCAGCTAAATAAAGTCATGGCGTCTCCGCCTTGTTCTAGTATTTGGATCCCATCATTAACCGGTCTGCATACCAATTTATCTTTTCGATTAGAAAATCTTCCATCAATTCGCCGGGCTGCATACCACCTATTTCTAACTAATTCCATAGGCATAGACATTATTTGGGGTAAGACGGAAAAGACTTTATTATAATCTATTTTTATGTCCATGGGTTTTATCCAGCATTAAATGATGCCAAAATACATCCAGATTTAGAACCTACATTAACTAATCCTATCTCTTTAGTATCTAAGTTTGTTAACCCATATTTTTTTACAGCTATTTCCTCTGCGTGCCATTTTGATTTTGCTATAATCACTATTGAATCATACTCGTCATAACCAATATCATTATTTGTTTTTATTAAATATATTTTCATAACACTATATTTTATTTAAAATGGTATATCATCATCTTTAATTCCTACTTTAACTTCCTCTTCCATTGAAATTTCATCTCCATAATAAGGATCAACTTTATAAAACCTGAATCCGTTACTAACCTCCCCACCAATTCTAAGTATAGGCTCAGGTTTAAAGCCTTCCTGTTTCAAATCAGCTAAGAAATTTGTTTTTGATTTTGGAATATTATTCCATATTCGGCAGTACTCTTTGTATTCAGACATTAATGTCCGAGAGAACATTTTAATTTCAGTTACTCTACCAGATCCTGAATTTAACCCCCTGTATCCGGTTTCATTCAAGAATGATAATACGCTGTTTGAGTCTTTTCTTGCAGTTCCAACCATCATTTCCATGTGCGGAGATACCGTAAAACTACCATCATTTTTCAAAAGTCTCTCTCTACCTACTAAAATCCAGTTGAAAATTCCGCTAACTTCCTTGACTAATTTTGACGTAAGCAGTTTGTCCTGTTCTCCTTCATTAAACGTCACATTAAAGTGGAGCAATAGAAAGCGCCTCCAATACCCATTAGTTGAATCTGTAGTTTGTGGAATCTTATTAATACTTGATATTAGCAATGGCATGTCTTCAGCCATGAATGGAGCCTGACCAATTGGTCTAGCCTGCACAGCCTCTCTACCGACTATCGCTTTGAACCTACCACCAGAAAAATCTTTATCTCCCATATCCGATGCAAAATTAAGCAATTTTCCATTCGCATCGGCAAGATTATACCCGGCGTCAGAGGCGGTACACAATTGTGTTATCTCATACCCGGAGCAGTTATCTTTTCCAAGCATGAACCTAAGTACATCACTAACCTTGCTTTTTCCATTGGCACCGGTTCCATAAAGGAATAATGCCTTTTCCTCGCTCAATCTGGCTGGATCAATAAACATAAGACCGAGGAATTCCTGAAGAATAAGTCTTCCCTCGTAATCATCAGGTAATGAATCAACAAGAAACTGTTCCCACCTATGACAAGTAGCTTTAGGGTCGTAATCAAAATCAAAGAATATTCGAGTCATCCATTTTGGATTATGAAGCGAAGTTGTCATATTTGTAATATTCAAAACGCAATTCCGAAATGATATAATTGACTTTGATGGATTGAAGACCGGTATTTTATAGCTATTTGAGATCATCTTTAAAATACCCGGAATGGACCCAAACATATAAACATCACCAATGTTTAATTCTTCCATTACTCCAAGTATTATCTGTGGCATTATGTCTCCGGTAGATTTGCTCCACAACTTTACATACCTGGTATTTTCGTAATAAAAGAATCCTCCCTCTCCGCGACAAAATGGAAGTTCTGCTATAGCATTAGACATAGCCCTAGCCATCTTCGCCTCTGTACTTTTGTCGATCTTCTTGTCATTTTGACCGAGGCCGCCAATAGCAGAGAGGGATCGTGCGATCTCTCCTATAGTATTTGCTACGTCCATAGTTTAGCGTTTTTTTATGCCGCCATTTCTTGAAAATATATATCCCTCAGCAAGTCGAAATAAAATTACTCCGTGCGATTTATCTTTTATGACTATGGGATTATCTATTAATGTGAGTTGTCTTATGCGTTCTGGGCACCGTTGTGATAATTCTGAAATGTCTTTCATCGAATACCAGTCTCCCTGATCGTCCGTAAGTAACGGTTTAATATATTCTATATTCATATTTTTTTTTATAAATTTATTTCAAGTTCTTTTCCGGATAGCGAGAAATATAGATTTTGTAATTGATGAACATATTCAATGTTAATGTAAAACCTACCAATTTGTATATCATCGTCATCAAATAAACAAATGCCAGTAAACTTAGGATTTATACAAATGGCAAAACTGCTTGATCCTATTTCAATATAAAAATATTCTCTATCATTGTTATTTTTAAATCCGCAATTCAAAAGTATCTGTTCTGTTATTGTAATGCCTGACACTCTATCAAATTCAGTCCATTCGAAAGACTCTTTGCACTCTAAATATAAAGTGTCAAACTTACGATCTACATTCCCATCTATTATTAAAATTGTTGCAACTTCGCCTTCATTTCTAACATAAGGGCATATTTTGTTTCCAATTCTCAATTCATTTACATCTATCATACCATAATATTTTTATTTTTTACAAATGTACGAGTTTATTTCTAATTATCCAAATCAAAATAGAAATTTCTTGCGGAAAAATCATCAATTTCATTATGGTTGTGCCTATCGAAGTCAGAATCAGGTCTAATTAAGTTTGAATCAGCGCAACCTCTCGACTGTTTTAATTTCCATTCCTGATATGTTTTGCAAAAATAGTGATTCAGTTGAGCTTCATCCGTATTTCCTGATTCGCAAAATGGATCTTCGTGATTTTCTCCGTCACTTCCTAACCACGGATGATTTGGATGATGTGGATCAACCATTTCTACTCCTGACACGTATTTAACTATACATTTTACATGCTTATCTGGTTTTGATTGGCATTTAGTGAATCTATTTAAAACTCCTAGGCTTCCATCATCTTCGGTTATACTATTATTCCCAAATAGGATCCAATTTACGGCGACACTTTGCTTTTTATCAGCCAGAAGTTCATTTACCGTCTTATGCAATTTAAGCACCAAAAATTCATCTACATCAAAAAATGCTATAAAGTCGTAATTGAATCCAAATGACAATAATGCGTAGTTATATATTTCAATTTGGCGATTTTCGGCGTTTATTTCTATGTTTAAGAATCTTACGTTAGGTATATTTATATCTGGAGGTCTCCAATTATCACAGAAGATGAATATTTTATCAAATCCGAGCTTAATATGATACCTAGCCCATTCTTCAATATACCGGTCTTCATTTTTGGCTATACATACGAGTGCACTTTTCATAATATTTTATTTTAGTTTAATTGGACGCCAAAAATCAGGAAATACTTCTTCGTTTTCTGGAATTACAAACCATTTATTTTTATCAAATAAATAATACCCTATTCGAACGGAATCATAATCTTTCGTTTCTTTTATTAATAAATTTGGACTTACTTTCATAATATCATTCTCCATATCAATAGGCGGATACCTGGAAATAGGATACCATTGTTGTGCAAATTCAATCCCAGATCTAAAATCTTCTTTTGCAAATGAATTTAAGTCTTCAATCGTATTAGTTATCTCAGTTCCGTTAACTACCACTTTTGAAAATTTATCGGCGTATTCCTGACAGTATTGCTCTATTGTTTTCATAATGTTTATTTTAGTTCTGTTGGACGCCAACTTACAACATTTCTAAGTACAAAATCATTTTCGTCACCCCAGTCACAAAATTCTGAACCGTCAATAATTCCTGAGTATGTTCTGGCTTTATGCCAATTTCCGTTAGATAACTTTGCTAATACAAATTCACTACGCATACCATCAAAATCTCCATATTCTATAGGAATTGGCAATTCTATTTCGACCGGAATCCATAGCTGTGCGAATTCAACACCTTTTTCATAGCCTATGGAGAAAAATAAATTAACGCCCGAATTTGGTATTACTTTTAGCCAATCTTCTTTTGCTGCTTCTTCTATCGTTTTCATACTCGTAAATACCACTGTTGGTTAGCCACTCGTTTAATATTCTCTTTTCCTAAACATTCGTTTACGGCTTTTATTACTCCATCCCAGCCACGAATATAGTCATCGCCGCATAAAATTCCACCCGGTTTTACTTTCGAAATCCATGCTTTTATGTCGGCCTTTACTGATTCGTAATTATGTGAGGCATCAAGATAAACAATATCGAAATAGCCATCTTCAATAGTTGACGCAGCTTCTAGAGAATCTGAAATTATTGGCATTATGCGAACATTAAAATCAGGCATATTATTTACTGTTTCAGAGAAATATGGATGGTAATCTTTCCTGTCATGTTCCGCGCTTCCTTTAAAATGATCAATGCAATAATAATCAGTTCGAATATTCATATCATATAATAAATCGCATATCAAAGCTGTCATTCTGCCTTTATAAACGCCAACTTCGGCAATTTTCAATCTATATCCTGGTACTATTTCGTTTAAAATTCTTTTGAATAACTCTCCTTGGTCTTCCATAGTGGCATAACCATCAATTTGTTTATAGTAATTTGTCATTTCAATATTTTATTAATTATTAATTAAAACTATCTAATGTTTCCTGAATGCAACTTTTACATAAGTGAACTGTATCGTTATTTAGAGTCCTAATGCATGCACAAGGTGCTAATTCATCACATCCATCACAAACTTCCACATGATCCTTGTTGTTCGTAAATAGAAGCACGGCCTTATCTATTCTATAACCGTTTTTAATTATATTTTCATCTGATAATTTTCCCATATTTGTTTTTTTTAATTATGTATGAATAATGCTTTTGGTATATAGGCTACTCTTAATCCTTGCTTTACGCATTCTTCTCCGCATTCTACAGCGTATGCGCCGTCTGCGGAAAAATGAGTATGATTGAATCCTACTTTTTTAGCAATATCGAAACGTACAATAAACGCCCCCATATCCACTCCTCCTTCATATAATTGGCTCGAATGATAACCATAATGAAGATGGCTATGCAACGTATCACACATCACTATTCCAATATTCCCCATTTCTGATGCGGATAGCATTTGTTCAACGAATTCTGTGACATAGTAATTGTCCGAATTAGTGATTAATACAAAGTCGTTATCACTGCCTTTTAATTGTTCTAATTCGGTTCGTCTGTTTGGATGTCCATATTTTCCATTTCTATTCACTGAGCAAGTGAAATGGATTCTATTATCATCTCTGTATCGATTCATTATTTTTTTTACAAGTTCTGGTGCGGGTCCATCATGGACTACATGCAACTCCCAGTTTGGGTTTGTTTGAAGTAAAAAACATCCAACTGAGATTTCTAGTTCTGTAGTATGGCCGAACGTTACTGATATTATTTTAAGCATTTTCCATGTTTTATTACAAAATACAACTTACCAGGCTCTGCTCCCCATTCTGGATTTCCGGTTCTGATTTCAACTCCTTTATGTTCTAATTTTAAAATACGATCCATATCGCTTGATTTCGGGTAACCTAAAGTCATTATATTTAAATCGTATGGATTGAAAATAATCATCGATGAATAGAAGCTATTTCTACATACAGATATAACATCTTCATCTGATTTTATTTCAAAAAATTGAATCGGCTTCTCTGGCTTTAATACAAACCTTTTAAACCAAAATAAATTTATATCTCTGTAATCTTCTGTCTTTTCACCGGAATTAGTCATTTCAAACCATTTTCGTTTTAATGCTAATCGTAATGATTTATCATTTTCATCCATTTTAAGCCATTTTTATATGTTCAATGTACATTTATTCAATTTATATATTATAATTCAACCATGAGCCTGAAAACGGGTAAAATTAGTATTCTAATGCCCAAGTAATATACTTGATTCTATTTTTAATATCAGGAGTCTTCTTTTGTTGTTTTAATTCTCGCAGTTGACGAATTAATGATTCTTCCGTTACGCCAATTTCTAAACATTGAATAATTAAGCATAAGTTTCGAGCCTCTACGCGCGCCTATGACAGTTTAAAAATATCTCGTATATCTTCATCAAGTATATTTGCATAGGCCTCTTTAAATTTCTCCAGCGTTTTCATCTACGATATTGATTTTTTAATTTTGAAAATTGCCTCTATGCATTCCTTGCCCGTTTTAAAACAAAATCCATCCGAATATCTATTTATGTCAATATTATCATCTTCCCATATAAACTCCTCACATCTTAAATCTCCTGCTGTAAAATCAGGAGTAAAATAAGATTCTCCCCATTTTGGCTTCCACTTTAACTCAGAAATAGTATCGTCTTCAAAATTATATTTAAATCCTAAAGCATTCAGTTCGGATTGAAATTCATCTTTAGGAAAGATACTTATTGTACTACAATCACCAAGACTTAATATCTTATCAGCATCAATTACATTTTTACATAAAGCTTTTATAAAATATATCACACTACCTTTTACTTTTTTAATATTTCCATATATTATATCTCCTGATACGGTTGTACATTTTACGAATTTTTCTACTTTCGAATCCTCAATTTCCATTGTTTCAGGATTCCATTGTTTGCCATGCTCTTTAAAAACTAAATGAAGTTTTTCTGTATCTTCTTCGTTTGAAAATATCCATTCTCCTGGAATTTGGCAGACTATATTTTCGCAATAATCACCATACGGATTTATACCATAATTGTATTTACCCGTGTAGATAATAATAGCTCCATCCTTATGCGTTATTATATCCCCCTTTTTAAACTCAGGTTCAAAAATTGTTATAATTTTATCACCCTCTTGCTTAAAAGTAACTTTTTTGCATCCTTCTGGTATGCTGAATGTTTGTTCCATGTTATTTTACATTTCTTTATATGATATTCCTTTTAAATCAATCCCATAATACTCAGCTATAGGTATTAAATCAATACATATATACCCATCTTTCATTACGCAATCTATACCTTCGTCATCAAATATTCCAGGAGAATTTATTTTCCAAAATTCATGAATGTCATCTTCGTCCATGCATGCCCATAATTCCGTTTTATCGTGATTGTAGTGGCATTCTATATTTTTAAGCCAGTATTTTAATTGTTCTTTTGTCATTGTTGTTTATTCAATAAGTATTTAGGTATATTTTTAATGTTTATTATTTAACTGAACTTTTCATCTCTATCAGAAAATATTCCAGGGTAATAACGCCATGCAATCATAAGTATAATCCATAGGACAAGTAACGGAAAAGTTATGATTCTGTATAATGGTATTAGTATGTACTTCATAACCTATTTAAATTAAATCGTCTAATCAACTCACAAAATAACATATCTGTATCTTTTACCCTAGGAGGTATTGACATTATTAGACTATCTCCTCTAGTTCGACATAAGTTACTAATCTCCGAAGTACATAATTCTGAAAGTTCTAAGTCAGACATTTCTTTTTGTTTCTGTTTAAATTGCTCTATAGTCATATCTTTTATTTTTATTTTCTACAAACTTACGGCGTATTTTCTAATTATCCAAACTTATTAATGTTTATTATACAATTTTTCGTTCCATTTATCAAACTCGGACATTGCATCCTTTTTTGTTGGGTACTCTCCTATAGGGGATATGGTTCCATTTTCATAAAATACGCCGTTAACGGTAGTTTGAAACGGTCTAAATATTTGGGCTTTCCAGAGTTTGGATTTTTTATTCCAATATATAGATATGTATTTATGTCCAAGTGGATCTATACCATAAACTCCTTTTTTAATTACAGGTTCTTTATATTTTTTTTTAGATATTGGGTTTATAAGTAGATTATCGACCTTATTATTAAAATTATCTCCATCCTTATTTTTTATTTTGAATTTACCTAATTTATTACCCAAGAATAAACTAATCACAAGCCTTCCTATATCAAATATTTTGCACTTTTTGTTTTTGTGTAGTTTTATTTTTGCCCGACCTCTAGGTAATATTGAATGTTTTAATATTTTTTCTATACCTATCAAACGTTTAACTCTTCCGAAATTACTTATTTGATATAAGCCTTCGTATTTTGGTATATCTTTCCATTCTTCCATCATATCGTCTTTTTATAAAATATAAATCCGTTACTAACTTCACCTCCTATACGTAATGTGGATTCGGGTTTGAAACCAAGTGCTCGTATTTTAGATAGGAATACAGTTTTCTTTTCCTGTATAATCTTATTGTCTTCGCAGTATACAATATATTCAGACATCAGAGTCCTAGAAAATGCTTTTGTCTGCGTAACAGGACCAAGTCCTGAGTTCAACCCAGCATAACCATTAAATTCTAAGAATTTTTCTACACTATTAGATTCGTTTACTCTTGTAATCTTCAAATTTTTATTTACAACTACTTTTATACCGTCAAGGGTAATCACTGATTTCTTAAGAATAGGTATCACAATCGTTCTACCATCTGTCGTTATTTTTAATGTACTCATAATATATAATAAGTAGCCCCCAAGTATATCCATACCGTCCGACGGGTATTTCAATAAATGAGGGCCTTTAAGTTTTTATTCCTATAGTCGGACGGAATTATATCTGCAAAGATAATATAAGTTTTTATTATATGCAAGTTTTGTTCAAAAAATCACGTTTATTTAGTTAAATGAAACTTTTTGTATGGAAAGAAGTCTTTTTTATATGACATATTCTAATATTTATACACTCTATATACATGTATATTACATTGTTATAAAGATTATATGCAAAATAGTATGTTTTTGACCATGTCGGCTCCTTTCTCACATACACACGCACACATATACGGTCATATATGGCTATATCATATTATATTGCTTATAAAATATATATATACCTATATATCAGCAATATCTGTGTATAA